GCTTTTATCTAACAGCGTAATGGCATCCCGCATACCGCCTGAACTTAATTTACTTATATACTCCAACGCATCTTCACTATACTCAATCATTCACATACCTCCAATGCAACTTTCCAGCAGTTCTATTAGAATTTCTTGCGGCTAAACTAATATTATTTATTCCTGTAATTTTTTGTGCTTCTAAAACTGAACTATAAATTATTTCGGTTTCCAAACACAATACTCGTTTTTTGTTTTTCGCTGGTTTTCCCTTATGGGATTCACTCATTCTTTTACGAGATTCCTCTGTATGATGGAATTCACCAGGTTTTCTACAGTAAGATGCCACTCTACTATCATCTTTAGTTAATCCTTTATTCCACGCAACTTGATTTGACTTGCGATTAGCATATACTCCTTCTTTCCATCGCTTTTTTAAGGTTTCTGATATTTCTAACTTTTGAATATCAGAAATTGGTCGATTTCGTAAATTTTCTTTATGCGCCTCAGTATGATGATAACCGTTCGTTCCTTCTCCACCATTGCACACATTATATCCATACTTTGGTTCATTTGACTTGTAAATTCTTATTAAATCTTGCTCTAATTTACAAGCCCAGTTTTTAGATAAGTTTTCACATAATATTATATGTTGAAAATTATCCCACCCGTATTTTAATATGGCATTAAAGAAATGTGGACTACTTGCATATCCATAACCGTTTTTCCAGCGCCCTGTTGGATATTGTTTTGTTATTCCAAAATATTTTTTACAATTTGGGGCAATGTGAACATATAAATAATATCCAGACATTTTTATAAACCTCGCTATCTTCACTTTATATCTATATTATATAGCAAAGATAGCAGATTGTAAAGTTATTCCTCATTTTCTTTTTCCAATATATATCTCAGTCTTTCAACAATGCCCTGTTGACTAATGCGCCTAAAATCATATCTCTGCACTCGGGAGAGAATTGTCTTTGGTATCTTTTCTGGATTTGTCGTGCAAAAGATAAAAATAGACTTTGCTGGCGGCTCTTCAATCAGTTTCAGCATCGCATTCCAGCCTGCGTTCGTTATCATATGGCACTCATCAATGATAAATACCTTAAATTCACTATCTAATGACTGCAACTGTGCCTGCTGAATAATATCACGAACATTATCAACACCGTTATTACTTGCGGCGTCAAGTTCAATTGGATTTCCTTGTCCTTTATTTATTTCATTTGCGAATATTCTTGCACAGGTTGTCTTTCCTGTTCCAGCACCACCTGTAAACAGATACGAATTCTTAAATGTACCTGTCTTCAACTGCTGGATAAGAATTATCTTAATATTATCCTGCTCAACAACATCATCAAATGTTTTAGGACGATATTTAATCGCTAACGACTTCATTACTTCTTACCTACTTCAACATAAGTTGCATAACGACACTTTTCGCCATATCTGTTTACACTTTCGGTATCAATCGTTTCAATTTCATAACCGTCTTTGCGTAGCATAAAGATTACTGCCGCAAGTCTTGTGATACCATACCAGGTAAATGCTTCATTACTCGTAATCTTGCCATAATTTCTTAAATGGGCTAATACTCTGCGCTTCTGTGTTTCTCTTTCCATAGGTTACTCCTTTCAGTTGTAACATTAACTTACATATTAAGTATATCAAATACTATCTAATATGTCAACTAACTTTTTAAAGGTCTTCGCATCTACTATGAAATAGTTATCTCCATCGCCAAAGTCAAAAGCAAGTGCGTTATATGGTTTATTCATTGCGAACGCCTCTTCTGCGTTCTTTTCTAACCATTCTTTTTTAATAGTATGCGACTTCTTTGGCTCTGTTAATGTCTTGGCTTCAATAATCCACTTATCGGTGCGGATATCTCCTTTAGAAAAGGCGGTTGCACCGGAGTTTGCCGTCTGTTTTCCGTTTACTAACTTCGCTACTTGCTTTTCCTGCTTGTTTGAGTACCATCTTGTTGGGTGCTTCATTTCTATGCTCCAAAAGATATTTTGCTTTTCTTATTGTCGGTTCATTATAAATTAAATGTGCTCCAGTGCTACCATCCCAATCCTTGAATAAGTCTGCATAATATACAACCTCTGCAATTTCAGGATAAGTATTCTGTAAACTCGCAAGTTCTTTTGCCCATTTAGACCACTGCTCATCTGTTATTATATTTGTATCCAATTCATAATACAAATATGAATGAACGAGCATTTGTAACCTGCGCTGTTGTATTCTCTCTGCTATTGTCCGTTCATTCATAGTTTCTTATGATAATAGGCATAATCATCTACTGGCCGTAATATTAATTCAAATCCTGGATAACGCTTTTCAAATAATTCTGGTGTTAAATCATCTTGAATATGCCTTTCATATGGATTACCATATATCTCATCTTGCTTATATAAGAACGGCACTCCTATAATCATATCTTTACACCTTGTTGACGCGTACTCTAACACGCATTGTGCGTCCTTTACAGTTAGATGTTCAATAACATCACCAAAAATTATTAAATCATACCAAGAATATCTAAAGTCCACAATATTACAGGCATATACTTTTTGATATTTCTCCCGTAATTTATGATTGACTATATTAGGTTCAAATACTTCAACTGCATACATATTAAAATATTTACCTAATAAATTATACCATTTCCCGTCGCAAGCGCCAACATCAAGACAACGGTCGTATTGCTTAAAGTGTTCTATCGCCCACTTTACTATTTCTTTTTTACCATAATCATAACTTGCCATTATACTCTACCCCAAACTCTGTTAAGACATTTCACTTTAGGATGCCGCATAATGCACAAAGAAGAAGTCTTAATAACTCTATCTTCGTGCCATACTCGTATCTGTGGAACATAGCAAACTACTGTTTGAATAATACCAATAAACCTATGGGCGCTCTTTACTTTCGTATTTCTCTTAATTTTTGGCTTTCTCATCTTTTCCCTCCAATGCACAATACTGTGTTCCTTTAAAATGTGCCCAACTCACAAGAAAATCAACACCTTTCATATTTTCCAATAATTCCCTTGTTAATTGCGCCCTAAAACATTTTGCAGGACATTTCTTTTTATCGTATTCAAAACAATGAGCATAATCGTGGTTCATTTTCATTCTTCCACCTCGCTGTCTGTATGAATGTACCCATCTTTCAAAATACTTTTAATCATCCAATCATAGCCACAAAAGCCCTTTGACTTTCTCGTAATTTTCACCGCTTCATTTGATGACATACGATAAACGCTCACGCAGGCTTCCCATCCGTCATCCCATCTGTAAAAATGCTTTGTGTTCCACAAAATGGGCGGCACTTTTCTTTCATCCCACAAGCGGGTATAATTCTCGTCTTCTCCGGTCCACTTCCCATTCCAAGAACCTTTGCCAGGCATTGTCAGTTCAAATACTACTGCCATTTATTTCACCTCGTCCATCTTCGCTCCTATGTACTTACCCATCGTAATCCTCCGGATTATAATTTCTCATCCAATCTGCGAGAATTGTTGTTGCTTCGCTCTTATCAAGTCCAAACACTTCCATAAGATACGGTCTTGCGCCATACATATTTATTGCGCCGCTTCTTCTTAACTCTTCAAGAAAAATCCAATACTCATTCGTAGTCTTTGCCATTTTATTTCCTCCCTAATAATCCAACTGCACTACCATTCCCATAAGTCTTCCGTCTTCTGCAACTGCAATGCCCATAGCATCCATAATCGTTGCGACATCCTCATCAGTAACTTCAACAGTTTCACCTTCATCATCAGTATGGGTAAAGATTAAATTACCAACGAGCATAGGATAACCTTTCATATCAACTGCGCTTACACGAGGATTATCTTTTAAGAGGCCTTCATCGTCACAGATAATATCAAAATAGGTATTTCCTGCTTTTCTTGTTACTATATCAATGCAACTGCACCCGATATACTTATAATATTCCTCAAGTGTTCCTTCAATATCAAGAAGTTTAATTCCGTCTTCATTAAACAATACTAACTGCATATGCTACCTCCACAACCAATCGTAAGTATCTTCTCTCTCATTCCACTTAACGAGGTCTTCATTCAAAACCTCATACTCGCCGTCATAGAAACCAATCAGTCTATGGTCGTTGTTAATTTGAGAAACATCCAAAAATCGCTCATCACCATCCTTGAACTTCACTCGCAACAGTTCGTCACCGCTGATAACTCTTACGGTCACGCTTTCAACATCTTCAAGAGGTACATCCAACGCATAATACTCTCTGTCCGCATAATCCATAATCTTCAGGTTCATTAAATTTCCTCCTGTTCTGTAATTGCTGATTTAATAACCCAGCCTTCCCATTCAATTTTTGCTAAATCTTCCTTTATATTATCAATATCATCAATCTGCCTTGCGATACCAAGTTTCGCTAAACAAATCGGACCGATACCGTAATATCTTGATACGGGATTAGTTAATTCTTTTCCACAGCAAGCGCAAGTTATCGTCTGTCTTGCAAATCCGTGAAGTTTCATATATACCATTCCCCGAGTTTCTTTTTCTACTGTGCCCTGCATAATCCGCATCGGCATCGGAATATCTTTATTCCATCTTGTCATAAAGTCAAACTCTGGACTTGCAGGCTTCGTCATATACTGCTTTACTGTAATGCGATATTGCTTCTTATCATCGTTTACAAGCACGCTATTTGACGATTTAAGCGACTTTTTTACTGCGCTCAATAAATGTATCGTCACATTATCAAAGTCGCTTAAATCGCTGATTTTTACTTCGGAGATATTGTTATAATGAACGCCGTTCACTTCAACTTCTCCTTTCCAATTTTTCATCAAACTTATCATTTCTATAGCCTCCGTAGTTTTCATAGTTTTAAATCTACTTTATATTATCATACATAAAATAATATGTCAACTAATTTTTTTAACGCAAAGAAAAAGACACTACGGCCGGTTAGTGTCTTTTTCCCATCACATCTGTAAAGAAAGGAGGCCCGCTATGAGAGTATCATAACTTGCACTTAAATTGTATCATTCATAAATTTTCCTGTCAATGTACTCTTCCAAATACTCTAATACAGGACTATTCTCTTGTTCAAGACAGGCATATACATTAGAAATTCCTTGAATATTGTCTACTAATATCTCGCCGTCTTCATTTATGATTTTATACCAAGCCCCCCGTTTATCTATAAGTCCGTACTTAATAGCAACATCTACGAGGTCTTTAAGATAATCTATTCCAGTTTCGTAATTCAGCGTATAAAATCCTGTTCTTCTCGTTGGGGGAGCGGTTTTATTCTTCGTCATGGACATAAGCACTATATTCCCTACAGGATTTTCTGCGCTTCTTGATAACTCATTTCCCTTTTCGTCTATGAACTTACCACGACTAAACTGTAATCTTACTGCGCATCCGTGTTTCCACGCTTTCCCACCAGGAGTAGTCTGTCCGCCCCATTGACTATTCAAATCTTCTCGCATTTGATTGATACCTATACCAGTGCATCTTGTCTGCGCCATAAGAAGTTCAATTTTCTTACTAAACAAGGTAAGGGATTTTGCAATGCCGCCATATGTCTTATCTTCCATAGTCTTGTCGTATTCTTGTTGTGACATTAATACACCAATACTATCAAGTACCCAAAGACCGACATCTCCGGTTTCTACCATTTGACAAATCATTTCAAATATCTGCTCGGCGCTTTGCGATTTAGGCTGTAAAATATACATTCTGTCAACATCCACGCCTAACTTCTTCGCCCACTCAACATCAAGAGTATTTTCCGCATCAATATAAAGAACATCACGAGCATCTTCCATATGCTGATAGTTAGCAACTATATCCAACGCTGTCGTTGTTTTTCCGCCGTGTTCTTCGCCGTAAAATTCTGTAATCTTGCCAATTGGGATACCGCCAAATGTGCAGTAATTCATTCTCGGAGAAGTGAACGGAATTCTCTTGTAATCAAACTCACTTAATCCTTGAGTTATGATTGTTTCCTTTGCAGACTTATTTATAGCCTTAATCAACTCGTCTAATTTAGCACCCATTTGTAATCTCCTTAATGTACGGTAATTCTTCTAAACTATCAATTAATGTTTTCCATTCATCTAATTTATGACCTGTTCTTTGTTTAATAATGGTAATTACATTTTCATAATTCATCGTCACCGTTCTCTTTTGATTATAAGAAGACGGAAGTAACTGAATTAACTGCCACCAGTAATCTTTATTTTTTGTTTCAAGATATTTATTTCGGTTATAGTTCAAATCTTCAATAACCATTCGTAACGTACCCAAAGAAAATAAATGCTCGTAACTAAAATCATCCACTTCAAATTCTTTAGCGGCAACTTTATGCATGGTAGAACAGGAGTTTGCAACTGTTCCAACTTTATAAGTATCAAATTCTTTCCACCAATAAAGCGGGGCAGTTATATCAAGGGATACGAATATCTGCCGTAAGTATTTCCTATGTTCTGACCCCGCAGAATACAATCTGTGCATTAAATCAAGGTCATTATCTCCAACGTGGTCGTGTACGCTATCACTCTTATCCCAACTATTCATAGGATTTCGCATACCACGAACTGCGTGTTCAAATCCCCATACCTCAAGATGTTCTACTTTAAGCATTTTATCTTCCTCGCAATGTCAGTTTTTAATTGGTAATAATTCATATCTATAAACGGACAGCCTAATTTATCAGCGTACTCATAATACCACTTTGCTTTCGCAATATCTTCCTCATAAGTTGCGCCTTCTTTTTCGCCGGCTCTAAAAAGATATTTATAGGAATTTAAAAGACAAAATATAGATACGTTTGCATCTCCATATTTATCTCTCATTTCCTCAATGCACTCTTTAGATTTATAACTCTTTTTCGCATAATGCTTCGGATGGTCTACTTTTTCAATCACTTTCCGCACCACTTTCTAAATGTTCTCTTAAATGATTTTCCAAATAACTTCTTGCAGATTGCCATTGCCAGACCATCCCAAGTGTTGAATTCTTTTCCTTCCATACATTTTACCACTGTTTTTGTTCCGTCTGCCCAAAATACAATTGTAGCAGGGTCGTTAAAAATTACTTTTTTAATTTCAGGAAGTTCATCTGTGCAAGTTTTATAATTTCTGGTTACAAATTTTGTATTACTATAATAAGATGGATTAATAGTTGCTGTAGTAGTTGTAATTATATTTGGATTATTAGATATTGCCCGTGTCGCACTTTCAGCAGTAAGATACCCTTTACCATTAACAGTAATCATATTATTCCTCCTTAATTCTTATAACAGAAATACATATTTTGGACTTTTTCATATATTCCATCGCCTTGAATATGCTGTGATTGAAACACTACATTTGATGGTAATACAGACCCATTTGTTAATAAATACTTGGCAACATTATACGCTCGCTCATTCGGAGTTTTATTTATTGCTCCAGTTCTCGTTACTGAATATTGCCCTTTTTGATAAACTACATCGTGCATATTATTAGGAAAATGAGGACTTGCTATTCTATTAAGAACAACACTTCCTGTATACTGTTGCATCTTATCACTACACCAGTTACTTCCCGCTTCTGCAAAGATTAAATGCGCAAGTAATTCCAATTCCTCGTCTGTGTAAGGTTTATACTCTATCTCGGCTTCACCAATTACTGCCTCGGGATATATCTCACCAAAATTATCGTAGATGTTTTGGTATACCATATCAATAAGCACTTGCTCATCAATTTGTCCCGGTTTTGCTTCAACATACTCCTCTGCGCACACACTATCAATATACCGCAACGACAATGCACATATTACCAGCATCAGCAAACAAATCTTCTTCATCTTAATTTCCCATCCTTGTAAGTTCTTGTTCCTGCATCCGTCTGCTCAATACTTTCCAACCATATCCAAATGCACTTTTTCTTTTTCCTAAAACAGCATCTACTATACTACTTGTATAGGATTTTCCTAAATATTTTGCTGCCTCTGAAATTGATGAAAATTCATTTAATGTTTCACCTGTTTTCAAATCATATTGCAAAACTGGTTTTCTTGAATTTTTTGCATTTTGTTTTCCTGCATTTATAAAATTATCTAATTTTCCCGATTCTTTTAAACTCATCCCTTTATTCCAAGGAGTTCCGAGTCCTTTTTCTTTTCTATACTGCCACGCTTCTGATAATGCTTTTCTGTGACTTTCAGAAAAATGACCACGTTTATATCTTGCACCCAAAGAAATTATTTCACCGCCGATTGATGAGTTATATCCATAATTTGGGTCATTCGATTTATAAATTCTTATAAAATCCTGCTCTAATTTATAAGCCCAATTTTCTGCTAAATTTTCACATATAATTATATGCCGAAAATTATTCCACCCATATTTTTGAATTGCGCTCCAAAAATGTTTATTGTGCTTATACCCATTTCCGTTATTCCATCTATATTCTGGTTTTATACTTGTTATGCCAACATATACTTTATTACTCGGCGATATGTGCATATAAATTGTGTATGTATCTTCTTTCATAACAATATAATAACACAATATGCTATCCTCGTAAATTCGTTAATTCTAATTCCACAATCCTTCTTCCCATAACTTTTTTTATTGCTGTTAATAACTCTTGTGCGCTTTCAATTTTAGATTTTACGGTACGGTAGGCTCGTGTATAACATACGCTAACAAGATATTCCTGCTGACTCGCTAACTCTGCCAAACTATCTTTATCAGATATTGTACCTTTATCTATTGATGCTCTCTGTGAATGGTACATCTCTTTATATACCGCTTTACTTATATCGTCACGAATGCCTAACTGTTCGCACATACCACCAGCAAAATAGATATAAGTAGCAAGGTTCAAACTAAAATCATCAAGTTCTGCGTTGGTAGGTGGATTTTCTCCATCTTTCAATATATCTTTAATAAACAGAACATAATTATCCAAATCTTTGACATACGGCTGAATGATTCCATTCACAACATCGTCCATCAGCGCAGAGTCCGTTTCAACTCTTCCTTTAATTTCGTTTACTTTCTCGGGTTTAATGTTATCGTATACTGACATTTCTCTTCTCCTTAATTACAATAAGTAATACTTTTCCATTTCCTTGAAGAACTTTGTCATATCATACCTAAAGAACACACGCTGTTTCTTTCCTTCAATAGGAAACTTCCGCATATCTGTTCCTAAAATGTCGTAATAATCATTTGTCGGATTTATGCTTTTTATTCCCGCTTTTTTCAGCATATCTATATAAGTTATTGGAATAAAATAAGTCTTGTCTAAATCTATAAACCAAACGATTACTCCTGCTATTACTCCCGGTATCTTTGACTTTGCAATAAGTCCTTCAAACTGATTTTTTGTAATTCTTGTTAGCGGTAAACTTTTCCCTCCTGTACTCTTGCACTCTATGTAATATTGATTTGGTCTTTTATATACAATGAAGTCACAGATATTGCTACTTCCTGCATAACCGGTTGTTTGGTCGTGTAATCTGTCTATTGAAACATCACTAAATCTCTTGAATGCCTTTTTAATGACATTCTCAAAATCTTTTCCACGATTTTGACTACTCATCATTACTTTCCCTTCTATTTTTCCACCACGCAGTTATTATATCGCTCTGCTTTTTTCGTTCATTCGGATTTTCAAATCTTCGTTTAGTCGCATTTCCAATTTTATTTTTATGTTCTTGCGACAATACTTTTCCTTTGTGCGCTAAACTCAATTTTTCTTTATGTTCTGCACTCAATGGCTTTGCACTATACTTTACATTATATTTATTAGTACACCACTCTAAATTATTTACGCAATTATTTTTTGGATTTTCATCTTTATGATTTACTTGTGGTAAATTATTTGGATTAGGTATAAATGCTTCTGCTACAAGTCTGTGTACTTTATAATTCTTCTTATCATTTAATTTAACGGTTGCATAACAACGATATTTTCCTGTATAACCTATTTTTAATATCTTTTCCTTTCTTAATTGCGGATAACCTTTTGAATATGTATATTTTGGTAATGATTTTACTCTGCCGAAATTTGAAATTTGATACAGCCCCTCAAATCCAATAATATCTTTCCAAATCTCTTTCATATAGACCCCCATCACTATTACTTTTATAACGATATTATACAACACACTTAAATGGTTGTAAATAGTTAAAAAAGAGTTTGACAATTTATTCCCATTAATTATCTCTCTTGCATAATTCCTTATATCCACAATAATTACAAGTCTTTTTATCAACAGTTTCAGGTTTCGGCGGAATTAAAAACTTCTTCGCATAACTGTCACAATACTCAATTAATCCAACAAGTGTCGCTTTCATTTCAGGCGTTACTTTAAACAGATAAGACTTCAAATCAAGTGTATCTCGGCTAATATATACAAACATAACCTCATCTAAATGTAACGCAACTGAATATGCTGTAGCCTGATTATAATGTGCTGGGTCAACTCTATCTCTCTGCCAAAACTTGTTGCTTGTTTCCGTTTTGATTTCAAGAATATAATATTTTCCCTTATACCTAATAATTCCGTCGCACATAAAGGACATATTAAGTGAAATATCATATAACTTTGTTTCTACTCCGCTCTTACCCTTTACTTCAACATCCACTATATCTCTTGATTTAATGAAATCTGCCACATCAACGTATTCGCAGTCAATGCCGTTTTCTTTCATCTTGTCAATATAGCCTTGAATTCTCTCGTGAATATCACTACCAGAATTAACGATACCAACTGAACAATAATTCGCCTTCGTATCAGTTGCATCTTTGCCGAGAACTTGATATACCATCTGTCTTGCGCAGTTCATACTTGACGGTTTATAAGTTAAAGACGGTTTTCTCGCATTCTTTTCGGTCGTTAATTCAATACTTCTTTTAAGGTCATTTAAAAACGATTTCTCAACAGGAACATCTGTATTCGCATCATTTAATAACCGCATTACATTTTTAAAACTTGCTCTCGCCATTATCTACTCCTATAACACTACTATATATTATATCAAATTTTCATAAATATGTCAACTAATTAAAAAGTGGGACGCATAGAAATTCTATGACGCCCCACTATGGCAAAGATTACTATTGCTCTAATAATGCAATTACCTGCGTTACTACGCCTTCAACTAATTTAACGCTGTTTTCCGCGCCATACTGCATCGTAATCTCATCTGCTCCATTTGCTTTTAACTGTGCAATTAGCATATTGATATTAATCATACAGGTAAACGGAGCATAGTTTTCGCTTTCCGTATACTCAACAACTTCAATACCATTTGATTGTTTACTCTCAACACTAATTCCTTTTTCTGTAAAGGTTAATTTTACTGCGCTATCATCATACGGTCCCACAAATAACGCAATTCTTTCAAGTGCGGAAAGCATATCACCGGTCTTGAATTTGCATACACTATCAAATTCCTGCTCTACAAGTCCTTCAATGGCATCTACTGCATATTCGTCAACACCATCTGCTAACTTACCCAAAATACCTGCATTATCTGTTTCAAACCAAACACGATTATTATCCGCAAATCTTACTTTTACTTCTTCCTTATCAATTACAGATAATAACTCCATTAATTCATACGGAATTAAAATCTTCTTTTCCCCGAATAAATTAATGTCTACCGAAGAAATCGCATAAGTATCTGTGGCTAAAACTGTATTTCCCACATAATAATTCGTGTAAACAGGAACTTCAAGCGTTTTCGCTACGGACGCTTTACATACAGAAGAAATTAAATCAAGAATGGTCTTTTTTGTTTTAAACTCCTCTTCAATATGCGAATTAGGCTCAGGATACTTAATTCTTTCCCCATTCTCATCAAGAGGAATATCAATCGTATATTTACCGTTACCTACGATTTCAATATACTTACCGCAATCTTCAACCGTTACATACTCTGTTGTAATCTTGGAAATAAGTTTTGCAAACTTTTCCACTTCAATTACAACACATAACTCATCTTGTGCAACTTCCGCTAATGTATCATTCACATACAGAAAATGCACCATATCTGTCGTAGTTACAAGTAAATCCGATTGAACAATCTTTAATTCCATTAAACTTGTGATTGGAATTAACTTATTGTTTCCCACTCCCTTTACGGCTTTCGCCATAACATTTTGTAATACTTCTGTCTTAATCTTTGCCATAATACTTACTCCTTTTTATTAACTGCAAGATATATAAATGGTGTATCACATATCGCCGTTATTATTTCAATCGCACAACAGGTTAAGGTCATAGATAAAATATCTTTCATACCAAATATTCCTGCAAACGCAATTATATAAAACAAATAATTTTCCAGGCATTGCGAAACCCAAGTTGCGATATTATTTCTTAACCATAAATATTTTCCATTTGTTTTCTCCCTAATTTTTTCAAATAAATATATATCAAGTCTATTTGAAAAAATAAACATGGATATACTTGCAATTGAAGTTCTCGGAAATAGCCCAAATATATTTTCAAAACTACTTTGAACCATATCTAATTCATTTGGAATAAAGTTTAAACCTAATTGCGTTAATAAAATCGCTATTACTTCGGCGCTAACTCCCGCCCAAACTGCCTTTTTTGCAACATCTACTCCATAATTTTCAGTTAAAATATCTGTTGCGAGAAATACTGAACCAAATAATACATTTCCAAGAGTTGCTGACATCCCAAATAAATCAACGCATTTACATACAAGGATATTCGCAAGAACTACGGCAAGACCTATCCAGGTAAATATACCTTCTTTACCAAACTTTTTAGAAACAAAAACAAGAGAACCGAATGTTACTAATGCAGTAACAAAGAAAAGTAAAATATTCATTTTTCCTCCTTTTATTTTACTTATCGTCGGGTTAGCGAGGCGCAAAAACCGACATTTTAAAATAATGATTTTCGGACAACAGATTTACCTTTAAACTCATAATTCTGCGCCCAAGAATATAAATAATTTATATTTATAATATACCTAAAATAATCATAATTTGCAACATCATTTACAGAAAATCCTTGATTATTTATATATTCTGTTATACACTCCACTGCTTCTTTTGGTTGATTAAATATATAATCTTTATTATATTTTCCTCTTTCGCTTACATATATTGTACCATATGGGGTGTATATAGACCCCATAGCGGCAGACAATTTCCAACTTGTGCTATCTGCACTTGTATACGGGTATTTTTCAAGAACATCCAGCCTTGTCATTCCAAATGCGTGTGTTTTCACATTTGGATTACTTGAATTTTTTATTATATTAAAACTAACATCTAAAAAATTTTCTAACCCGGGTAAATCAAATGCAGGCGATACTCCTATATAAGGTATATGTTCTCCGTTTTCATCAACCCACTCCAGCATATTTACTAAATATTTAAAATCTTCACCTTGATGAAATATGGGCAATAATTTATTCGGTTCTAATACTCGTTCACGCATATATAAATAATTTTCCCAACTTTTTATAGGCGCCTCTTCCATATCTTGTTTAGATTTAGGTTGATTAAACCGTCCCGGAATTTTATCTAATTGTGCAAATATTTCCAAATCGCCTGTAATTGAATTCAAATATGAAATATAATCATCCGCATCAACGATATTTCCTTTTGTATACGCGGTATACGCACCAGAATCTACAAATAATTTATTTTTATGTGATTTTTCTTTACACCAAATTTCTATATTTTTCCTATCTATTAACTGACTTTGTAACCTATTTGCGCCCAACTTTAATAAATGGTCATCAGCAAATTTATTTCTTGCGCCTGCAAAATACAAATCAAATGCCATCTATTTCAACACTCTCCCCGTACCACGCTTTAGTCAATTCCACATCGCATTTAATAGGAATTGTTAATCTGCTCTTTGCCGCATCCGACATTAACTGCGCAAATCTTTCTTCGCATTCCTTTGCATTTTCTATCGGACATTCTGCTATCAATTCATCGTGAACTGGAATTAATAATCTAAACCCCAACTCTTTTAATCTTTTATCTTTGCCGACTAATATCATAGCAAGTTTTGACATATCTGCCGCACTACCTTGTATTCGTGCATTTACGCATTGTCTTTGTGCATCTGCTATTTTACCGCCATTGTCTACTATCCAAATTCCTTCTGCGTTTGCTTCTTCAAAGACTTTTCGCTTTTGTCCAAATCTGCATCTTTGTAACTTACGCAGGTACTTCTGTATTGTTTCTTCGGGAATACCATCATCTGTATCTTCGTCGGCTTCAAAGTTGAGTAAATCATCATTTGGCTTCTTACCATCTTTCCACTTAAATTCGTACTCATCAAGTTGTAAATCTGGCAATCTTCTTTTTCTTCCCCACAATGTAGTTACATAGCCTAATTCATATGCCATATCTAAACTGTCTTGTTCAAACTTTGGAATTGCGGGAAATCCTTTGAATACGCTGTCTTTTATCTTTTGCGCTTTTTCAGTAGTAGTTCCCAACTGCTCTGCAATACTCGGCACTCCCCTCCCATACAAGACCCCGAGCAAGATAGATTTAGCCTGACTTCTTCTGTTTTTACCGTCCGGGTTGATAGTTCCGTCTGGACGAAACTCCAAACAGTTGTCATACGTTGTGTTAAAGGACAATGCCGCAATTTCTGCATACAAATCTTTCCCTTCTTGATATGCTTTAATCATCTTCGGGTCGCCGCACATCTGTGTCATAACTTTTGGTTCTTGCTGTGACCTAAGAATAGTCGCTGGACATAAGTACATAATTCTTTCTTGTCCTAATCGACCGTTTCATTGACATCACCCGCCTTTCTATACCATTTCGGATATTCATACTTGATTTTATTTCTACCATAAGTAAAATATCCGTGTTCAATACTCTGTTTTATTTTTCTCTGATATACACATTCTGCTTTTGTATTAAACGGATTTTCAACACTTGACCACCATTTCCACGCATCACGATATGAATGAAAGTTAAAATATGTTCCATTCTCTAAAACACAATAACATCCAATAGAACGTGTATCAGTATTCCCAAAATTATGATTTCCTTTTGCTTTTTCAGATAGTTTTCTTTTATGTTCTTCTGTAAATGGATTCTCTTTTCTATACTGCTTCATTGACCGTGAAATTTTAGAACGTGTTTCCTTACTTCGCATACGTTCTGAATGTTTCCTTTTTACATCGTCAAGAAACATTACATTATTATTTCCACCATCAACCATATTATATCCATCTTTAATACAATTATACTTTGCTATATAGTATCTCTCCAGAATATTCAAATCTTCTATGTTGTCCACATCACAAATCTTTTCAAATTTGAAATTCTCAATACCATACTTTCGCATAGCATTATAAAGATGATTTTTATGGCCTTTCTTTGCAGTATTTATATGTTGCCATTTACGTTCTTCTAATGTTCTAACAGTTTGACCAACATATATCTTTCCATTTACAGTATTTGTTATCTTATAAATTAACATATAATCACCTCCTGATATTATTTTATCCGAATATTTGATTATTGTCAATAAGATAACCTATCATGTAAAATCAATAACAACTTTATCCTGTTGAATATTTGTACTCACTACGTTTACACCAGAACCATCTTCTAAAAGAAGAATATCTCCTTTTTTTATTGTATCTGCGTACTTCCATTTATCAGCACATTCTACTTCACACCATCTGTCCACTACAAATTGTTGTGTATCTGTTGATACTAACTTTTCCTCATTTGTAGCCACAAACATCTTACGAATATCCTTATTATGACTTGGTATATTCTGCAAATTTGGGTCGCTACTGCTAAATCTTCCTGTATCAGCACCATACTGATTAAAACTGCAATGTATTCTTCCGTCTTTGGGATTTACACAAGTCGGCAATTTATCTATATATGTACTGATTAACTTTGATACCTCACGATAATCTAATATCGCTTTTGCAATTGGGTTATCTATCTTTTGCAGTATCGCTTCTCCTGTCCCTCTCGGTGATTTTTGGTCAACTGCATCAATACCTAAAATATCATACAGTAATATCGCTATCTGCGTTGGACTTGCTATATTTATAGGCTTCTCTATTTTCGCATCACTATGTTTCGCCAAATAATCATCTATCTTTTCCGAATACTTATCGCATAATGTATAGAAAGCCTGTGTCTTCTCGTCTAATAACGCCGTATATTTTTCGTGCAAATTATTTGCATAATCCATATCAAATAATACGCCGTTGTCTTCCATATCTGCGACAACACTAATACACGGCATTTCTATATTGAAAAACACCCACGCTACGCCGTTCATTCCATTTCTATCATCATTACGGCATGATGGGTCATAATATAGATACTTCTTTTGGAAGTTATATAACTCGTAGGTTATCTTCGCATCGTGTGCGGCATAAAGATACGCAACATTGATTGGAATTTTACTAAACTCAATCCCTCTAAACATCTCATCAAAGGTAAATTCGTCCTCGCTATCATTAAGCACATACTTTTGATGGAGTTTCTTTAACGCATTTGACGGCTCATTTTCATTCATCAATCTTGCCGCTAAATAACAATCCCAAGTGCAGTATATATCTTTTAATCCTAACTGATTGCGTAATACTCTAATATCAAATTTGGCATTGAACATTATAATGTCAATACCTGCTTTTATACATCTGTTTAAGTTATACGCCACTATTTCGGTATCTAATTGATTATCTGCTTTTGCGCCTGTTACATACGATATATGATTGATTGGAATATAAGCCGCTTTATTGTCTATCGTATACAAACACACTCCGACAATCTTATCTAATATCGGGTCAAGCCCTGTCGTTTCCGTATCTATACTGACTATTCCGTTTTCAATACACGAAGATATATAATCGTGCAAAGATTTTTCATCCTGTATAACGACATAATCATCTTTATACTTTCCGAGATTATTTTCTACTGTTGCCTTAATTGTTGCTATTCTATCTATTAAACTATTCCCTACACGAACTGCACTCTGCTTCTTTGCGGTCTGTGCTTTCTTCGCCAAAGATAAATCTGTTTCTTTCGTATTTCGCTTTGGTACATTAAATAATGCCATCATTCTCTCCTAAATAAATATGAGCGCACCCAATTACTATCAAACCACACAATCGCATATCTTTCTTCAGGATTATAATTTACAGGTGCGCTCATATTATAAAAGCGCAGTTTAATCAGCAAAATGGACAAAATGATATATCAAAACTAAACTGCGCTTCCAATTAATTAAAATGGTGTACTATCGTTATTTCTTCTCGGCGTTCTTCTTACATCTTCCCGTCTTCTCGGTACCGCATCTCTTCTTCTTGCTGGTGCTTCTCCTACTTCTGGCGGGAACTGACCGTCTTCAAGATAATATTCCATATCTTCAACAGACTTATCAAGAATTACTCCGCCCATAACACCCTCAAATTCAGGCAAATCTTCAAGTGTCGTATTATCAGGCGCATCAACAGGATAGATTTCATAAGTTGTCTGCGTACTTCCTGCCGCTCCGTTTCTCTCAATATCAAACACCTGCGATACAAGAGAATTATTATTGGCATATCTTGCACAGATGGACGAAATCTTCGCAAAGAACTTCTTTCCTCTTTCCCAAATCTTAACCTTATCTTCGTCAACATCGTATACGGGAATGAATAACTTTGCTAACTGCGGAATATGCTCTCTGCAAAACGGGCAATTATCAATCGGGTCATTATACTTACGCTTGCAGTTAATATACCGCTTACGACCGTCAATTTCAACCTGATGTACTGCATAGCCTTCAATGTCATCTATGCCGTTGTACATAAATCTTACCCTTGCAATGTCGCCGTCATTCTTCAATGACAGATAACCTGCCCCGCCATGACCACCATACTTTTCTGCTTCATCAAACTTAAACGTACCCATAAGTTTCTCCTTTACTATAAGTTTTGTTGCATTAAGTTACGATAATATTATAGCGCATATTATAACATATGTCAACTAACGATTATTAGCGACCGCAAGGAACTGATAGCATTATGTTTGCGGTCATTTTTTGAATATAGATACACTCAAATGAGGGCTATCAGTTCCTTTTTGGTAGAGGGGGTGGGGGTTGAACCCACACATCGGTCGGGTATAAGCCGACTGCCTTCACCTTTTGGCCACCCCTCTATGAAACGGCTCTTTTGAGGGGAATCTCCCCTATCTGGTAAGCCGTATGAGGAACGACAGTCGTGAAACCATCTCCAACCACCCTATCGTGGTCTAACCGTTTGCCCACAGGGTCTCCACGTGCTACACGGTTTCAGTGGAGTGCTTGGCAGGAAGGGAAGGAATCGAACCCTCATTAACGGTTTTGGAGACCGCTGTGCTACCATTACACCACCGACCTATAGAACAAATGAATATTATAGCGGGTGTAAAACTCTCACGAAGATACTAAAACTGACCGCTGACGTTTTCTCTGGCAGGGGTAGATGGATTTGAACCATCGCATACAGGAATCAAAATCCTGTGCCTTACCGCTTGGCTATACCCCTATACGCACACCGCAGGAAGTCGTAACGATGTGCATATTTAGGATAGGAATGTATCATGCAGGAACATGATTTGGTGTCAAGAGCGGGACTTGAACCCGCACGATATTACTATCAACAGATTTTAAGTCTGTCGTGTCTGCCTATTCCACCATCCTGACATATAGTGCATATTCCCAGGTATATTTTGCACTTACTCCCAAACACCGCATTTCTTTTGTATCAGGTGCTTTTCTTCGGACGATTTATTGCAACTCACGTCCATTTGTTTTGCCTGCCAGGAGTATGGCGCCCTATTTATCTGCGGGCTTAAAATAAATTGTATCTCCGTCTGCCCAAGCATCAAACTCTGTTCCGTTAATGTGGGGACGAAGTTCTGCTACAAGCACTTCTCCAGCAAGACACATTGTTTTGGAACTCTTGTTAACCTGCCTCGGAGTATAAAGTCCAGTAGACGAAGGCTTAAATCTAAATAATGAGTTTCCCTGTCTTGCGAGATTTACACGAATTCCAGGCTTCCAATTTGCTTTCTCACAAAGATTTGCGGAAATGAAAATCATATTTAACCTATCATCGTCTTTCTTTGTATGCTTTGCAATAAGCCAAACACGATTATCTTTTGTTTTCCCACCTCTTCGTGAAATATTGACTACAATTTCTTCCCATTCAAATTCCGTAGTTCCCATTTTTCGCTATCCTTTCTTTAAGTGTGATAAATATCAACTGACGATATAATGTTATCATACATATTCTAATATGTCAACTACTTTTTTAAATCTTCTTTTAATTTCTCCAATGCTTTAATATCTTCTTCATCGTTCCAAAAATGTGCTTCAAGTATAAAATCTCTATCCTTATTAATCTTTGACCCGCCTATTAAATAGTCTATATGATTTACTAAATTTGGAACTGCATTATATACAGTTTTTATCTCCTTATTAAAATCTTGCAAATAAATCCAAAACATCGTATCATCAAATTTGTTGGCGGTAGTATATTCCTTATATACAGTAGTTTTACTTGCATAACTAAAATACCAATCGGAAAATCCCTTTGCAACTGAAGTTGGAATTCTTATACATTGAAACGACCACCACATTTTATCTTTATCAACTCTTAAATTAGGTAATGGGTCTGTTTGTTTTTTATAGCAGATACCGCAAACAACTCCTTCACTATCAAGTTTTTCGGTAAATTCTTTAAATCGGTGCGAAATCATTACATCGTCTTGTAAATGCCAAACTCCATCACATTTATAATCGCCGCAAACTTTCATACTTTCTACAAACGATGTTAAATTACCTAAACGTTGTTCATCATTCCAAAGATAAATATCTTCATTTTTAATACCTTGTTTTAGCATAGAGGGAACTAAATACTTATTTACATACCACTCTCTTTCCGGAATAAGATGTATCATATACTTTGCCATTACAATACCGTCCTTAACTGCATCAATTCTTCCGCTGTACAATCATTCGCATCTTTTCTTCCTTCAGGAAGATAATACTCTGCTATAATCTTGGTCTTTACTTGTTGCCGTATTTTATCTCGTGCTTTTAATCCTGCTTCGTCCATATCTGTACATAATATAAGCATACGACAAGGCAACTTTTCTAACTGCTTCATTTGCATTTCATTACCAAGTCCGTTTAACGCTACTGCATATTTATGTACTGTCCAGAACACTAATGCGTCCAGCATACTCTCGCATACAATAACTTCTTTTGGATACGGCTTTTGTAAACTCAACTCATATAATCCATATAACGGCTTTTCAAACCCTTTAGGATAATTAAAGAATTTTCCATGTGTTGACCGCTTCGCTACTCCTAAACAATTGCCATTTATATCTCGTATAGGAAAAGTTATGCAATCTGTTTCTTTATCGTACCCTATGTCAAACAATTCTATGACTTCATCTGTAAGTTTCCGCTTATACATATATTCGTGATAATATCTATACTTATCTAATATATCATCATTTACATATGCTTTAGAACGCTCTAAATCGCTCATTACAGCGTTTTTTCTGTCGTAGTCAATAAATATATCGTCACGACTTTCAACTTGCGTTATAGCGAAGTTTTTTAACAGCCACTTCCAGCCTTCTTTACCGACAATATCATCTGTATAACCAAAACAGTACGATATTACTTCCTGAAGACTATGTGTTTCACCGCAAGCAAAGCAATGAAACACGCCGTCTTCTTTTCTTATGCCAGCAGAAGGTCTTCTCTCTTGCCCGCCGTTATGATACGGACAAGTAATCAGCCAGTCGTCAGAAGTTTCTTTCATCTTACGCAAAAGTGGTATATTATTTAATCGTAACTGACTTTGTAATTCAATTAATATATCAGTTAATTCGGCATTAATTACAACATTATTTATTACCATTTAATTTTGCTCTGCGTTTCTCCCACCCTAACTTTGCACTTTCACTCATTCGTTTTTTAGTTTCATCTGACCTTTTTAAACCATAAGCAGAACTTAGTTCACCTACATACTTTCCTTTAAGTGCTTCACTAACCTTCCTATTATGTTCTGAAGAATGTTTTTTACCTTTCATTCTCTCACTTATTCGTTTTCTTTCCTCTTCACTTTTAACTCTACCTGTATTCTTCATACTTATTTTCCTTTTTACTTCATCTGAACAATGTCTACCATAATTTCCTAAATCTCCGCCCAAACTTATATTATACCCATAATCAGAATTAGTAGAATTATATTTTTTAATTAATTCAATTTCTAACTCACAAGCCTCATTTTGGGATAAATTTTCTCCAATGATTATATGCTGAAAATTATTCCAACCATATTTTTGAATTGCCCTCCAAAAATATGTGTTTAAACAATATCCAGAACCATCTAAATGAGACCTACCATTTAATGTTTGTGATGTTATACCTATATATACTTTATTATTTGGTGATATGTGCATATACACGGTAAATGGCTTGTTTACTTCTTGCATATTAACTCTCCGTTCAAACATAACATATATCTAAATAAAGTATGATACGGTCAAGTTAATTTGTCAATATGATAAGGGCAAGTTAATAGCCAACATCTTTTATTTTATGTAATAACGGAATATTATTTGTATGGAGTTCTCTCTGTAACTCATTTAATACATCTAACAATTCCGCATTAAACACTACATCATTTATCCGCATCTTCTAATTCTGCTAAAATCGCTTCATTCCATTTCTTTCTGGCATCAAGTGTGTCAGCTCCCCAAACTTTACGACCACACTTTATACATTGAAGTCCAGCGAAACATTGATTGTCTTTAATTTTACTCCAATGCGTTCTTCTTTTGCCACCGCAGGTACAATCAAGCAAATTTACCCGCTCTTTCATCTTGATTAAATAATAACCCTGTCTTGTTGCTTCCGCTTTCAATTCCTCAAATGTCATTAGAATACGTCCTCCTTATCAACAAATCGCTTCTTTATCTCTCGGACTTTCTTTTCTGTCTTTTCTTTAGGTTGCGCATCGTCATATGATACTATCGGGGTAAACACACCAGTATTAATATCCCAATCGTATTGAAGTTTTCCACCAACACTACCAAATCTCTGTTTCTTAATTCCTATTTCAAGTATTCCATTCTTTAACTGCCGTATTGATAGTACCTTACTTGCATTATGTGCTATACCATCGCTATCTCGTATCGTTTCAAGTTCTGGTGTGCCTTCTTCTTCATCAACTACACCACCACGATTTGCTTGTACGACAATTAAAATAGGTATATGCAATTCCATAGACAACATCATTAAATCTTCGCTTATATTGGTCAATGTTATTGTCTTATTATCTCCTCGCTTATACCTCTCATCTGTAACATATGTGATACCGTCTATCGCTATTAAATCCAACTTGTTGTTTACAACGAATGTCCTTAACTTTGATACGGTTATCTTTCTATCAAAATCAATCGGTGTTGCAACGATAAACTTGTTATCCTTTTCTGCTAACTCTTTTATGTACTCGGCATACTCATCTTCTTCAAAATCTCCCCGACCCCACATCAACGCTTTGTTGGAGAAATTCTTATTCAATGTATCAAATCTATATCCTATACTGTCTGCCGACATTTCAGGCGATATGTACCCAATATTAAATCCAAGTTGCCAAACGTGCGTACACATCTTTTCAAGAACCCAAGATTTGCCTTGATTAGTTCTTGCGAATATCACCAGCAATTCTTCTTCTCTTTGTATGCCGTGTATTATATCGTCAAGTTCTTCAAACCCACTTGTGAAAAACCAGTTATCTTGATGCTCCTGACGCTCTATGTACTTCTCTAACCGCTCGTTTGCTTTTGCTATAATATCTGTTCCGTTACTTGCATAATTAGGTTGTAGCGTTTTTAACGCTTGTACCATATACTCTGCGGCCGCATTTGCATCAGACTTTAATAACTCCGCAGCCTTTTGTAAAACAGGAACAGATTTATAATAAAGATATTCCTCACGAATAGTATCTACTAAATATCTATCGCTTTCTTGGACATCCACAAATTCAAACTCGTTGAACTTGGATATAAATGTCGCTTTGTCTGGTACATTTCCATATTGCGAATAATGATTATTGATAAAATCAAATTCGTCCTCAAATCCTACAAAGTATTCTTTCGTAATATCATTATCCCGCAAGATTGATATATCACCAGTTGCTAAAATTTTATTCAAAACTTGCAACGCTACCATAATTACAGCCTATCTCTTTTGTCCCTTTTCTCTATCATATAAGTATAGGTCTTTCTTCTTTCTTCCTTTTCCTGATGCCGGGTTTCTCTAATCTTTGCTATCTTCTCACTCCAAACTCTGTACTTCTCACAAATTGAATGGCAAATTGCACTTCTGTCTGGACACTTATAACAAGGATTTTCCCTCTGTAACTTAACATTCATTTCTTCTATCTTTACCTTTAAACTCTATAACTTCTGACAATTCCCAAATACGACTTGTCAATTTATCCTGCAATGATTTCTCCAACAATGCCTTTGTATTAAGATTACCTGTATAGATATTTGATTTATCTTCTAAACACCGATTATTTATATACATAAGCAGTTGGTTATAATCATATTTACTCACGACCGTGCTTGCAATATCATCCCACACTACTACATCTGCTTCAAGTAGGATTTTCTTTACTTTGTATATATCAGTATTCGGATTATCAAAATCCTTCAAATTGAGTAACAATGTCGGAACGTGAATAAAATATCCACGAACTCTAAATCCGTTACCCGCCCAAACTTTATCAAAATACTTCATCAAAAGTTTGATTGCCCAACTTGTCTTACCGTTTCCAGTTGTCGCACTCGTTATATATAAACTTTTACCCGACCTAACAAATTCATCTATATGCTGTTTGATTTGAGCCAATCTTACGAACGCATCATAATCGGCGTCACTCGGATATAAATCTATAGGTCGTTGCTTCGCTTTAGGTATGCCACTATTTTCCATTAAATATGACATTTCTAAATAGCGTATGCAACTCCATTCACACTCTTGCGAACATACTTCACGATACCAGCAGTCTTCCTTTTTAGAATTTAACTTGCTTTCCATTTCGCTCCATTTCTCTTCGCCAATTTTCTTGTTGCTGTTTTTCTTCTTCCGTATAAGTTATACTCTTCACTACACCAAATTCACTTGATACATCTCTATTATACACTTTATCCTTTTTAAGTTCATAAAAACCGTTCCAGCCGTTATTAAGTGTCTGCATAACTATATCACGCTGAACATAATTGTCCTCAGATAAAGTTTTCAACTTATTCAATTTTCCTCTAAATGTATTTGTATAAAATGGTACTCCGCTTTCTTTACTATTCGCTAAACATCTTTTTAGGAATTCTGTTAAATATGACCTTAATATTTCATCATCTGTAAATTCATTAATTAACGCCGAACATTTACTAAACAGATTATCTTTCTTCGGTTTTTCTTGTTTAGTACCAAATGTAAAATTCTGTGAATTCGCTATACTATTAGTATTTATACTAATAGTATCTTTTTTATCTATATTTCTATTATCTATATTATTGAGTAAAGTTTCTTTACTACCCCCTCGTAAAGTTTCTTTACTACCCTCGTAAAGTTTCTTTACTACCCCATAAGCATCCGTGTGTATATAGTCGTTGCTCGGATATTTTTCTATATAACCTAATTCTACTAATTTCTGTAATGCTTTATCAACTGTAGGAAGAGAAATATTAAATGTTTTTGCAATATACTTTCTTCCCCCGACAAATTTGCTTTCTCCGTCTTGACTAAATCCGTATATTAAAGCAAAAATGAGCAACTCGTTTCCTTTTAATTCTAACTCGTTGCACATCCAGCCTTGTATCACTATATAATTATCGGAACGCATATTTACTCTCCTATAAACAAACACGCTTGCAATACAGATGATGCGGCATCTATATCACAAGCGTTGTTACTTGCACTATATAAGGATTTCACCTCGTACTCCCGCATAAGTACAAGTAACCTGTTTGTTGTTTGTTCACCACGGTGGAAAAGTCGGCAAACTCTCTCGTATTGAACAAGTTAATTATATCACTTTTTGAACACATTGTAAATAGTTTGTATTTGATTATCTACTTCCTCATTTACAGTATCCCAAAGTGCTTCTCGTTCTTTTGCTAAATCACAGCCTTCTGGAACACATCTTTCTTCTGTGAATTCAACGGTAAAATAATTCTTGTCAATGTTAACTGACATCCTACTGCTTGCCTTAATAGAAGTGGTAATGCTTACAGCCTTGTATTCTTCGTCCATCTTAATTCTCCTTTTTACGTTTTGAAATCTTTAGGGTTTGTACTTCTTTAACTTCCTTGCATCTTTGCATTTCAAGTAAAGTATCCTTATCAATTCTGTCGTGATAAATCGCCGCTTCTAATAAATCCATATCAACATACTCTTTTGTGCGGATTACAATATCTGCATATCCTGCATCTCGTAAAACCTCTAATAATTTATCTTCATCCATAGTTTCACGATGCTGAATAGATAATGTGGCGGTATAATCTTCCGTGCTTGCCTTATCAAGTTCAAGTTCTGTCATTAGAGCCTTAATTTCAGCGTTCTCGGCGTCACAGATTTTCTTATAACTATCCAACTCATTTTTATTAAGTGCGTAGGCGTCAATTAACTGTTCAAGATTATTCATTCTGCTGTTCCTTTGATTTGTGATACCAAACTTGTGTTACTTTTCCAAGCACTCCGCCCCTACCCCTCGGCAGTTCTGCTTTGAACGCAACTAACTTATCTAAATCGGATTCTTTCCATAAACGCTTTGTATTTTTATCTCCGCCTAATGTATAATCAGGTAATTTTTGCGACCACACATCGTCTGGAAATTTACGCTTATACGCATACCAATTACATAGCGTTTTATATGAAACTCCTAATTTTACGGCGACTTCCTCAATACTCAACATCTTCTCTTCTTGCATAAAATCCCTCCTTTATCAAAGAATTCTATAATAGTATAGCACATATTTATAATGTTGTCAATATCATTAACCTATAAGGTATTCAAGTAATTCACGTTTATTCTCCGCAACTTTTCCATCTACAATAGCATCTGCCATAATACCTTTCTTTTCTACGATATTATGGATACGCTCATCAATAGTTCCTTTGCACATAAGTGTATAGATAGTAAGATTATTCTTCTGCCCAATTCTGTGGCATCTGTCTACGCATTGTTCTTTAAGAGCCATATTCCAGGGCTCGTCCATAAAGATTTCAACAGTACCAGCAGTAAGCGTAATGCCTGTTCCCATTGCACCACTCGTGCCTACTACGAACTTGCAGTCTTCATCTTCCTGAAATCTTCTGATATGCTCCTGTCTATCTTCAATATCAACTTCTCCTGTAATATAAGTGCCCCGATATTTAACAGCAAGTCTGTTATAGATAGGAAGTGTCATCTGTGTCCAGTTACTGAAAATAACGACTTTCTTTCCATTCTCAACTGCTTCTTCTACAAGTTCCTCAAGTCTGTCAAGTTTTGCGCTTTCCTTAATCGTGCTGGAAAGAATTCCTGTATATCCTGTTGCCTGCCGCATACGAATGAGCGCAGATAACGGATTGTTAGACATTTCAATCTGGTCAATGTTCGCACGAATTTCATTGGTGATTTCGTTATAAATCTGCTCCTGCTTCGGCGTCATTTCTACGAATTCATCAATGTAAGTCTTTTCAGGTAGGTCAAGAACTTCTTCCTTCTTTCTGCGAAGCATAATGTGGTCAAGTTCTTCCTGTAACTCATTAAGATTTCTATAACCGACGATTTGATAATTTCCGTAGCCGCCCATTACACAATAATGGTTCTTAAACTGGTAGAAACTATGCTTTTCATACCCGAGCCACTTGAGAATGATATATAAATCAAGCGGAGTATTCATCAGCGGAGTTCCTGTCATAGCAATCATCGTATCTGCTTTTGTCTTGAGGATTCCTTTACCCTGCTGACTATTCGGGTTCTTTGCTTTGTGGCACTCATCAAACGCTATCATCTGAATATCGCCCGACTTGCATCTCTTGTCAAGTTCGGCAACTACTGCTTTATTCCGCAGAGTTTCAATATTCGTAATAATGAAATAGGCAGAAATCTTATCTAAATTCTGTAAATCGTAAAGTCTATCTTCAACACTACCAATAACAGTTTTATTATTCTTCTTGCGTTGTCCTAAAATCCACGCTTCTTCGTTGCTATGTGTTTTGACTTCGTTAGCCCAATTCCATTTCAAGCCGTTAACACCGCAAATGATGAAACAATGCTTATAATTATATTGAAGTTTTTTCGCAACGGCTATGTCAATGACTTGCTTTGTCTTGCCGAGACCCATCTCATCACCAAGTAACCACTTGTTATGAGAAAGACCGAAGTTAAACGCTGTGACCTGATGTTCATAAGGCTTCGTCTTAAACTTGAAGTCAATCGGTGCTACTGCTTTCGGCTGTTCTACAGAAATATACGGCCCTGTAAGTTCAAAGTCGTATTCAGGTAATCTTTCAAGTAATTCCGCAAGTTTATTGAACGGAATTTCCCAAGTCTTTTCATTTGGATTCCAATATCTTGACGGAAAACTTCTAATAGTATCTACTATTTTACTATCGTATTCAAACGATACGAACAACGAATAATCTCCGTTGCATTTAATGGATTTTCTAACATCAATCTTAATCATCTGTAACCTCCGTAGATTTTGTAGTGCTTCATTTGTCTTTATTATACTGCATATAAATATTGTTGTCAACATTTATTTTTCAAATGAAAATCCCCAAAGCATTTGCCTCGGGGATTTGATTTAGATTAGCGTTTGACTTAAATTGACTAACATTGACCTTATTTGTTCTCGCTCTTCGGGCATATCAGTACAACTATATAGTGTTCGCAAGAATTGCTTTATCTCCGTACACACATTCTGCATAGACAGGATAACTGCGCTTTCGGTCAATTCTTTCTTTTGATACTTTCGTTTAATATCCACATATTTTCTGTACTCGGGCAATATGTCCTTAAATTCGCTCACAACTTCATTTTTAGGTTCACTTTTAAACATATGGTCTTGAATGATATAAAATGCCGCTAATTCTTGACATATATCAAACAAGGCGTCTTCGCTCTCAAGTTCATCTATAATGTTGTTTAATATGTCCTTGTTAATCATTCTTTCTGTCAGTCCTGTAAATCTTCAATACACTTCATTATGGCAATTTGTTCACTTTGAGATTTGGACTCATCAAGCATATCTTCTAACCGCTGAACTACTCTGTCCCTTGCGCTGTGCCTGCTGTATCCTCTATCTCTGCTCGTGTATCTGCCTCTTGCATCACGACCGCGGGCACGACTGTAATCTTCGCTATATCTTCCATCTCCGTCGCCATCTCGTCCTGCTCTTGCATTGCTGTAATTGTACGAATTATAAGAACCTCTATCATTTGACATTTCTCCCGTATTAGACATAGTTCCTTCATTATGCTCGTAAGAATTCGGCTCGTGATAGGAATTGCCGTCATTAGAATACATAGCATTAGAAACGCCAGGATTTGGAGTTGCATCATAACTTCTACCCATATACGGATTACGCATCATTCTTCTGCTATAATCCATAGAATAACCGCTATCTTTTCCCTCTTCCATTTCTGTCAACTGTTCAAGTCCTTTTATGGACTTAATCAGTTTATACATACTGTCAAGGGTTTCTTTGTTAATATCTCCACGTTTTGCAAGCCCATCAAGTTCATAGCACATTGCGTCCTTGAGGGTTTCATATGTTTTCTTTGACATAGTTATCCTCCTTTCTACGCTGTGCGGGTAACCACAAGATTAGCATTTTGAACATTGATTGCGGGTGCGGGTGTTGCGCCCTCACCGATAGAAGTATTTTCAACGGCTATTGTAAAGCAACATCCTCTCGGTACATCTATAAACGCAGTTGAGGTCACGTTAAAGTATTCGTCAACGGCGGCGGGAGTAACGATTGCACGACTTGTTTGTATCGGTTCGCCGTCTAATGCAAGTGCTACGCTAATTGCACCCACAGTTTCATCAGTAGGCACGGCTATGTTTCCGTTAAATGTAACTTGATAGCGGGCAAAGCAATTAGTAGGACAATTTACGATGCCGCGGAGAATTACAATTCCACTTTCGTTTCTGTGAAGAACATATCCTCTATTACAACCTATAGTTGTATTAAGAATTACGTTCTGTCCAGGTTCTACGACTTGAATTGGATTATAAGTAAATTCTGCCATCGTTAACACCTCCTAAAAGGTGCTACCGCATCCGCAGCCGTAATTCGGAGAGCAACAATTCGGGTTCTGTACTACATATGCAGGACGAGGCACAGGAGCAAGATACTGTTCAAGTGCGGTTGTCTGCGCTTCATTGTTAGCAAGAATTGCCGCAGTTTGTGCGCTCTGCGAAGCCGCTAAATTCGCCATCGTTAACTGTCTTTCTAAATCGGCAATCTTTTCGTTCTTTGCATCAATCTTATCCTGGCACATCTGGTCAAGAATTCTCTGCGTAGACGCCGTATTTGCGGTAAGTACATCTCTTAACGCATCATTGACAGCGGCCCTGTCAGCGCAAGCCTCTGTTGCTACTGTGTATTTTAAGTCGGCAATACTTGCTCTGTTTTCACAGCAACAATTCTGTAAGGACATTGCTAAAGCGTTTAAATTTGCATCTAATGCCTGCTGATTAGCAAAGTTCTGGTTCATAGATGCAATCTGGTTTGTGTAAGAAGTCTGCATTGCATCCATTGCTCTGTTGCAAGCGGCTACTTCTGCATTGCCAAAACCGTTAGTGATGCTGGATTGAATTCCGCTTAATTGACTTGTTAATGCGGCATTGTTAAAACCTGCCTGTACAGCATTGTCGGTGTTGTTGAAGAAGTAAGGTAAGAAACTATTTGTATTACCGTATCCACCGCCAAAGCCATTTCCACCCCAGCCGCCCATAAAGGCGAACAAGAAGAGTATAATAAGCCAAGTAGCATCTCCTCCAAAACCGAAGCCGCCAAGACCCCCGCCATAGCCACCGCCATACATCGGAGTAACCGGCATTACCATATCGTTACCGCCCTCGGATAAAGACATAATATTCTCCTTTCGGTACTAAAAGAAATAAGTTATATTCACACCTTGCAAGGATTTGTGACTATCTAAAATACTGCTGAAATCGGTCAGCGATATTTTTTAATTGATTGAATTGACTTTGGGACATACGACCGCTATTCAGTAATTGTTGAACCTGTTGTTTTGGGTCGCCTTGAAATGAATTTTTGAATTGATTGAACTGCGCCGCCATATTCTGTAAATTATTAAACGGCGGTGGGAGTTGCTGATTTTTTCCTATTGAATTAAATAAATTACTCGGCATCTGCGTCTTCCTCCTTATTTAATAAGTCATCAATTTTATGAGATAGGGCAAGAAATTCATCTCGTCTAACAAAATCACTCATATCAGGCTGTGCAACTTGTGGAGTTTTCTGCGAAGTATTCATATTAACTTCTTTGTATTCAAACACCCGTAACGGCATAGGCATACCACTTGCATCAGTTGATTTAATAAAGAAATGGTCACTTTCGCTATCCATAAGTTGTACGCTATTTGATGGCGCAACTGGGTATGCTTTTGCACCGGCTATGCCCTGTACCCAAACTATGCTTGCATTATTTTGCGTGGGCTGTGCATAATTCAGAGGTTGATAAGTTGCTGGAAAATAATTATAGGCCATTTAACTTTCCTTTCTCCAATAATAAATTGGTACTTCATCTCCGCTATCCCAAGTATCACAATATTCCCCATTGATAACTGCGATAACGTGAGTGCCTGTTGCTAACATAAATTCTCCTTCGGGGTTGTCTTCACAAAATTCTCTAACTGTATAGCAATCAGGACAAGTATCTGGAATAATGTATCGTTTAAAGCCTTTACTTTGCAGATAATGTCCCCAAACATTATTTGAAGATGGCATATCGTGCATCATAAAGCCTTGTAAACACAGGTCTATATAAGTCTTTTCCCAATCTTGATTTGTCATTACTGAAATTGCTCTTATTACGCAATCACCAACAAGATTTTTCTCGGGGTTTGTGTTAATAAATTTGAACATCGTATAATTTATCGTCTATTGCTTTTTCTCTTCGCTATCGCACGATTTTTGTGCTTCTCGCTTGTCTAAATTAGATACATATACAAAAGCGCAAGTTGCGTTGCATCGCTTTTCTTCCATCATTGTCTTTAGTAATTTTCCGATGTCCTGCATCTTGCGCTCCTTTCATTTGATTAAATTGTAAAATAAAAAATACCCGATAAATTATCGGGTATTTGTACAAAATTTATACACCTTACAACACTCGTTTTATTTTGGTTTTAACACGCTTTATTAGTTTAGAAACTTTTGGTTCTGAACAATTCATATCCAATGCAATTTCTATAATTGATTTATGTTTTGCCCGTAAGTTAAAGCATCGTAATTCCTCGTCACTAAAATTGCAGGTATCTCTAAAATACTGTAATTCAGGTTCTGTAAAGTCATTAATATGTAAGGTGTCATATTTGCTCATTCTTTAGCGGTTAAATTTGCTATTATTTGTGCTACTTCCTCACGACGAATATCGCTTTGTGCGTGGAATCCATCAGGATAACCAACCATTATTCCTCGTGCTATACACATATTTATGGCATTCTTTGCCCAGTCATCAGCAGGAAGTTTTGCAGTTTCATCTTTGATTTGTGCCAAAGTTTCTTTTACTATGCCCGGCACCATCGCTCTTATAAGGGCTTCTGTTTCTTTTTTAGTCAAATCTTCTTCCTCCTCTACAAATGGATTTTTAATACATCCTTCATAGTGATACAGAGCAGTCATCCAAGAACAGCCGTCTGCCCAATTTCCGTTTCCTTTAAATCTCTTGTATGTAGTCCAATCTTGTCCGTAGAATTCGGATTCCACTGTCAATATATGTTTTTCATCATATATCTCGCCTACGCCAGCAACGTGACCTTCTCCCGTCTTGCCGCCAGTCCAAACCATGATACCGCCCAGAGTAGGCTCTTTCGTAACTTCAAGTCCTTCTCGTTTTGCTTGCGCTATTACAGTATACGGATACCACGCTTTTTTAAAATAAAGTTCGCCCTTCTGACCGCACTCATTAAACCAGCCATAGATAGCAACACAATTCGGTAAAGAAGTAAGAGATTGATTTAATCTTTTAGGGTTTCCTTTTGCTGGGTTTACGCCGCCATCTTTAGTGGCTATATAATATTTATTTCCCGCTTCGGGTCTTTCTATTCTTGGCTTACTCATCTACTTCGTACACTTCAGGCTCATTAAATAAATTGATTTCAAATACTTCGGATTCAATTCTTGCGTTGATTTCATCGGTAATGACATAGCCAAGTCTTCTTAACTGTTCCATTACATACTCTTTGCGCTTTTCACCTGTAGTATCTGTTTCCTTATACATTTGCTCTGCGGCTTTTACAAACTTTTCAATATATTCGGCAAGTTTTGCGGCTTTCTCTTCCCCAATTCTCATCGTTAACCATTTTTTGAATTCTGGAAGTACATAGGCAATTAATATAATTGCTAAAAGTTTTACTACAATGTCAATAATTTGTTCGCTCATTGTCATTCCTCCTAATTATTTGCTATTTTCATATATCCAGTAGCACCGCTTAATTTTATATTTGGCAATGCTAATGCGGTCATAAATGTTGTTGTATCATCTAATTTATACTTAAATATACCAGTTGCGTAATAACCACTAATATAAGGTGCTATACACGCTCTGCTGTTTTGTGGCGCGGCCGGTAAACTAATTAATTTATCAGAAGTAGTCCTACCAGATTTATTTACGCACCACACACATAACCCATTATTTGCGTCTACTGTATATCCCATAACTCCATACGGAGTTTCTCCATGTGCTCCGTAAGTAACTGAGTATGCTGTATTTCCATGATTAATAGTAAAATTATACGGTAAACTTGTTCGTGCTAAATTCTGTAAATCACTCAAACTATTAGCGCCCACTATTATAGTCTGCCCCTGCTTATCAAATACTCCCCAATGTACGCTATCTATATAATAATATCCTACCCACGGTATATTTAAAGATTGCGCCCAAGAAGGAGAAGTTAAATTTTGCCAATTTGCAGTAAACGAAGATTTATAGGTTAAATATTGATATGAGGGCCCTTCTCTAAAACATCTGCTACCGTTATCGGAATGTATTTTATATCTTTCGTGCGAACTGCCCCAAGCAGAATATGTCATTGCTGGCGCACTTGTTTGAGTTGTTGTAGTAATATTGGAAACAGTTGTGGTAAATGCGAGAGAAGTTACAGTTGCGCTACTTCCATTTGTTTTATCAATGAAATCAGCCCGAACATTACTGTTGTTCGTATATGCTCCTAAATAGTTATAATACGTTCTACCAGATGCTACCACATTATTTGCTACTAAAGTTTTATTTGTCCAAGTACTGGTTGGGTTTGTTGTATATGCTACATAAATAGTTTGGTCATCGGAATCATCTGCGGCGATATGATAATATCTGTATATGAAGTAATAATAATTTCCCGCTTTTACAATATCGCCGGAATCATATCTTATACGAACAGTTGATGTGGATGCTATTGTCTTTGTACTATTCAAAACAGGATTTCCAGCACTATCTCTTGTAAATATTTGTAAATATACTGCTCGTGTACCAGAAGTTGTCGTTCCCGGGTTAACTGTATATGAGGTAATTAAATAGGTATCATCTGCATATAAGGTTTCAACATTTGTTGGATTTGTTGAAAAATTCTTTGCCGCAAAACTCGCAGTTTGAAATAAATTTTTTCTAATATCCGATGAAAGTGCTGTGCGTAAAAATGAACCATCACACTTTTTCCAATTTGTGTCGGAGATTGTTCTGCTACTTAACTTAATATCGCCGATAGCAAAATTATCGTTATCGTTTTTATGTAATTCCAATAACGCATCTTCCACGCTTCGTGCATTTATGCCCAAAGTAGTTCTTGATGTATTAGTTAATACTGTTTTCTTGGCTATCTGCATTACGAAATTACCTCCGTTATACTGCCGTCGTTATTAAATGTAGTTACCTTTGTAATAACTTGCGTTCCTGAAACAAATCTTTCAGTTATTGAGCCGTCATTATTAAATGTGGTCGTTAATGTATCACCATCCTGATTTGTTTCTGTTATTGTGCCGTTTGCATTAAATACAGTTGTTGCTCCAAAGAAGCCCTGTATTGCCATTAATGCTCTGCGATTTACCCAGGTGCCTTGCTCAAGGCTCGTTCTATCCTTAAAATTGTACATTAGTAGTTGTACTCCCCACAATCAAATGTGTTACATTCTCTAAAATATTGTTCCGCATCGTGTAACATTGCCCATAAATCGTATAGTATTTTTTCTATATCGTTAAAGGTTTTATAAGTTGCGTATTCCATAGTAGACGGTAACGCTGGCGTAGTCGGATACACACTTATTACCTGCATTAATACACTTATATTATGCAGTATTCGGTTCATATGTTCAAGTGTAGGAATATTATTAAAACTGTTCGCACCTAACGCACCTTGATATGCCCAGTTAGTTTTAATAACTAAAGTTTCTGGTACTAAATATCCATAGGAGTTCATCGTTGTTTCAAGTTCTGCAATGTCACCTTCTATACGATTAAAATCAGTATAATTAATAAAGCCCTTATCAGTTTCGTTGGTAACATCATATTCTGTTCGGTCATATACCCAACTACCCATTAATTGCCACCTGTATAATTCAATAAAATTGTTATTTTACCTATTTGATTTCTTCGCAATTTATACTCATACTTTGTTACAAGACCTGTGTTCGCAGAAGCATCTTTATCTTGATAAACATTGGCACGAGTATGTATTTTATTGGTCGCCTTAATTTTAGTTTCATACTTTGTATTGAAACTGTGGTAATACATAAGCCAATCAAGCAATCCGCTCACATATGTAGTAGTTTTCGCGGTAACTAATGTTTTATCTGTGTATTCAATTACATTTGTCGGCATACCAGACAACACAAGCGAATTTTGTCGGGATACTACATACGAATTATCTTCATATACCTTTGCGGTAATTGTAACTGTTGCGGTACTTGCTACTGTTATTGTAACATAAAAGGCATTTTGTTTTGTAACTGTTGCTCCGGATACTGATAATGTACTTAATACAATCGGGTCAGAAAATTCTATTGTATATGTACCAGCCGCTAATTGTGAAGAGAATAATTCGGTCGTATCCGCAGAAACTTTATAACTATGTACTGTTAACCGGACTTCTGTTACAGGACTTTCATTTATTATATTTCTATTGGATAAAAATGTTTTATCTTTAGGAATTGTATATGGGCCCGCTTCATTCCGGCTTTGATTTAATTGTAATGTATCAGACCTACTGTCATCAGCGTACCCAATTAATGCGAATAATACCTGCGCCAAGGCTTCTCGTTTTGTACATTTTTTAATCGGACCGGTAAATGTTATATTATTAAACGCTGATGGAATTGTATATTTAATATTACTTTCATCAGCCAATATATCGTTAATAATTGTAGTTGCTGAGGCATTACTATAGAAGTTTCCTAAAAATATTGATTTTTCCAATAAGCCTTTATAATCTGTTGCACTTACATTATATTTATCGGTACTTTTATCAATAAAGAATTTTCCGTATAACGTATCATTAAAATAGGCTTCAATTAACTGTTTACTCTGGAATACTAAATTTAATTCGTCAGTTTTATGCGAAAATTCTATATCCATAGTATTTATAGGTAATGTATCGCTTATTGGGTCATATTCTTCAATAATATTTACGCTCCTTAAATCGCCGTTATAGAATTCAACTACGTTGCCGTCCCATAAATCTACGACTTTTAAAAATCTATTTACCTTACTCATTGCGTTAAATGTTATAACACATTTATTGAATAATTCCACCCGCTTTCTACAAAAGTATCGTACATTATCAGGAGAAAAATTTTCATCTGCCAGCAACGTGTTATCTCTGTACCATTTTATATTTAAGTCTGTACAGAAATCGGGTCCGTAAAAAATTAAATATACACCGGGTGCAGTTTGATACTCACTCCAATTTCTCGTTAAAACCGTTGACGATGAAAGTGCGCTCTTAATAAGTTCCTCTAAATATAAAGTTGTGCCCTCAACATAAACAAGTGGATGTAAATCTCTGTCTGTAGATATTCCAGTTCCCCAAATTAAAGTTGATTTTCCTGTAATTCCACGATATGTGCCATCTAATTTCCAATAATTATGCTCAAAAGTAGCATAATTAATTTGGTCGGGCTGTGATTGTTTGAGATTTGCTAATGAAATCGTGGACAATACATTACTTATATTGGTTGCGGAATAATCATTTATTGTTTCCTTTAATGTTGGTGGTATATCAATGTATCTTAAATATACGCCATTCATATGTTACACCCTCTCAGGCTCCATTGCGATAAAGTTAACTGATAATTGTTTCCAATGATTACCCTTTGAAGACATCCGATTTAATACATCTTTACCCTGTGTAACATATGCTTTAAACCGCAATGTACTTTGAGCATACGGCACTACTATTATATGATACTCAACTGGCGAAGAAAGAATATCATATAACTGGTCGTATTCCGCAAAACTTAAAAAGTTTGTGTTTAATTTAATGGTATAATTATAGAATGTTCCTACAATATCTCTTTCCATTGCGCCAGTTAACACACGACCTGCATCGTCGGTATCAACGATAGCAAAATTTCTTTCAATTCCATCTTGCGGAATAAATACATTAAAGTATGTACCATCAATGCTGAATATATTTTGCTTAGTAGCCATTAATAACTACCTCCAATAACTAATCCGTTACTGCTCTTTCTACCCTGTCTTGTAGTTTCATCATCAATATACGGTTTTAATACTCTCGCAAGTTGCGCTAAACTACCTTCAAATTTGATATTAACAGTTTGTGTTCCCCTCGCATCTAATGCTTCTGTAAATGCCTGAACCATCGTATCAAGCGGAGTTTCAATGTTGGTGCCCTTATGCTGGTCACCTAATACTGCCATAAACTCTTTATTTGGCGGTATTACAGCGCCCTCTGCAAATCTTGGCAATGACCACGAGGTAGAGATTTCCTTTAAATTGAAACTGAATTCTTTACCCCCTACTATGGGAACCCAATCAGGAACTGGACCAAACTTGATTGAATTGATTGCACTTATAATTTTATTAACCGCCTTAATTGCCGCTTTTACAAGACCCTCAAATATATCAATTCCTAAATTTGCAAATCCTTTTAATATGTCTTTTGCATCTTCCCAGGCGGCCTTATAATCACCGTTTATTAAGTCACTTACAAGTTTAACAAATCCTTCTACTATTTGACCAACGTGTTGCATTATATTAGACCATTGGTCACCAAAGTTTCCTGCTATAAGAATTGCGGCTCCTATTATCGCTATAATTAATCCTAAAGCGGCGTGTCCGCCCATAATTAAGCCTGTAACTGTTGCGATTAATCCTATAAACAGCATCAACTGATTTTTAACCGTGGGCCCCTGTTTTATAAAATCGTGAACAGCAAGTACAATCGCCGCAATTCCCGCACCGACTAATGCTATAGGAAGTACGATTGAACCAAATACTAATACAAGACCACCGACTATCATTCCAAGTCCTGCAAGTACACCTGCAAAATTCTCCCAATCAAGTCCATTCATCCACGCATCGGAATAATTTTCAACAAGTACAAGTGCGCCCGCTATAATCAATAACATACCTGCTATCGTTGCAAGAGGCCCATTAGTACCGAAGTTCATAAGAACCTTACTTATATATTTTAATAAATCTACAACCCCGCCTAAAAATGCAAGCGCAGTTTTAATCGCTATAATGCCGGCAAGTATATAACCAAGTAATCCCGCTATTGCTTTAAGTGCTTCTTGTATATCCTCGCTTAATTTGAATTGTTCAGGGTCAACAAATTCCGGGGGAGCCGCTCCCGCATCTCCGCCTCCGCTTGCGGGCTGACTTTTATCTCCTATTTGAATTAACTCATCAAAACTCGCCAGTGTTTTCTTTGCTTCTTTTCCTGCGTTACCCGTTGCTTTACCTAAATTATACATGGACTTCGCCGCGGCTTGTGAAGACTTGACAGATTTACCTGTAAGTAATGACATAAATTTATTAAATATGCCTGTAAGCAGATTTAACAGTCCTATAATTGCCATTATTATAGGACGTAAGAATGTATAAATCTGTTGGAACGCAGTTAATATATTACCACGTAATATATTAACACTTCGTGATAATTCATTATCCGCATTAACAGCCTGTTTGATATAATCAACAGTAGAGCGGATTGCTTTACCAAATGTTTGATAGAATAATAAACGAATGGTCATTCGCTTCATCATTCCTATCAATCGTTCTCCACGTTCACGAGCCCTGTCAAAAGCATCTGCAAGAAAATGAGATTTTTTACCTTCTTTGTTGAGTTTATTAAGTGCCTTTTGTAATCTATCAACTTCAGAAGCAGTTTCCGCAGCGGCATATTTTGCCGCCATTAACTCTTTTTCTTTTTCCTTTTCAATAGAGGTCTGCAAATCATTACTTACGTTTACTGCTTCCTGTAAGTTACTTGCTAATCGTTTCGCTTCCTCACTTGCTTCAGGATTTAATAATAATTGCGGAATTTGTTTTGTTAACTCGGCAACCACAGTTTTTGCCCCGCTTGCCGCATCCCGCAATTTTTTCATTTCCGCATAAATATCTTTTGCTCTCGCATCATCTTCCGCAGAAATAAATCTACCAGATGCGAGTTCTCTGAATTCAGTTTGTTTTTTACCGGCTTTGTCCTCTCGTGCGTGTACTTTTTCAACACCCGAAGCCGTTAAGGTACGACTATCTATCTTACCTAATTCCTGTTGTAATTTTACGGTCTTATTTGTCGTATCAATAATTTGCTTTTGCGCATTTTGTAATTCCTTTTCAAGCGCAATAACAGATTTCGGTTTTTCAGTAGAGGATAAGAAATCCATATACTGATTACGTAATTCACTTACCTTAATATTTGCGGATACTAATTTCTTTTCTAACTGCGCAACACTTTTAGGTGTTGTATAACCTAACACCATTTTATTAAGTGCTGTCTTCGCTTTTACTGCCGCTTCCTGTGCAGAATTAAGTTGCTTCTCAACAACTCCAATTTGTTTCTGTATTTCAGCAGTTGAACTACCGGAAAACGCAGACTTTAATGTATTCTTTAAAGACTTTGCGGAATCCAGAGCACCTCGTATGTCTAATTTAGTACCGATTACAACTTCGTTATCGTTTGCCATAACTATTTATCCTTATTCCAAATACTCTCAATGAGATTTCTCCCCTCAATTTCTTCGTTTTTCCATCTAAAGTATGCGGGATTTTCTCTGCGAAATTCCTGTTCATACTTTTCAAGTTTTTTACCTTTTGCCAGTTTATTTCTAATTGATACGACAGTTGCTAACGGGCCGTCGCCAATTGCCATATAATACGATAAAAATGTCCACCAATGCAGATATTTAAGTTCCCGTATTTCTGTTTTTGCTACACCATTAACACCAGATACTATAAGACTTTCATCTTGTACCCAATCAATTAGTTTTACTTTTGCACTTGAGGCTAATTCATCATCGTAATTATAACTGATGAACTTCATCATTGCCTTCATAGCCTCTTCAGCATCGTTGCCGAAGACATCAATTATATCTTCGTAGTCGTTTATACCGTCATAAAATATAATAAACGCAGATACCGTCTTCTCTTCTTGCGTAAGTTCAGGGTCTTCACAAACATCAATCACCCCTATGATAGTACGATAATCTGCGCCGTTTCTTATTTTATATGACTTTCCTGAAACTTCTACGGTTTTCGGTAATTCATACATTATTTAATATATTTTGCGGTCTTTTTCTTGACCTTTGTCCTGTTAAATTTTTCTGCTTCCTTCTTGATATTATTTTCGTATAATCCTACTAAAACATCAATTATCTGTTCGTACTTAAACTTTCCGTTTACAGGCGAAAATGCAGAAGTAGTACCTAATATAGTATCCGACATTCCAGGACTATCAAAGGCATCATCCAGTATTGTTCTAATTTCAGTTTCAATTGACTTGAATGTTGCGGAAAAATTATTTACTTCCTCTAAATTCTCCGCAACATCTTCGCCAATTTGCATAGCGTTAGCAGATTTATTTAACTCTGTCCAACGCTTATCAAGTTCCTGCATTTTAGGAACTGCATCTGTAAGTCTATTCACGAGGTTAACATCATTAACATCTAATTCAATGACCCGATTTTCATCGCCGTCTACAAAGAATTTTTCTCGTGTATTGACTTCAAAGGTAATATTTTTCGCCATCTTAATTTCTCCCTAATTATTACAGACCCTGACTTGCGGCAGTAAACACAAAGTCATCGGATAGTTTACTAACTGTACCCACAGTAATATCATTACTAAAGTGGATTTCTACAGGCATATTGACTTTCGCATCGCCACCGATAGCAGTAGGAATAATACTGCAATTAACGTGCTTTACTGCGAAATAACCATCGGTACTATTTCCGCTAAATGCGGCGATTTGATAGATAGTAAATTTATTTGTATACGCCTGAATGTCATTCTTTAATACGGCTTCGGTTAAATATGCCGCAAGATTAGAACCGCCGATAATGAGATACGGGTCAAATGTCTGTTGCGGTTCGGTCTTGTTAACATCAGTATAAGTGATGCCTCTAACATCGGTCATAGTTTCAATGTCGGCATTTAACTCCATACTGGAATCTTCAGTACGAGTACCGAGAATTTCACGAATTGCAGTAGAAGAACCTTCGTTCCATTCTGCAACGGTGATAAAGGTTTTACGCTGTGCTACTTGACCGGAAGTGAGATTAAGGGTTAAACTCATTTCTATCCTCCTAATTGTTCCAAATTACTTTTGTAAGGTCAACATAATCAACCTGAACTGTGAAACTATATCTTGCAATAGCAGGAGTTGATGTTGCATCTATTGAATCCAATCTTGGGTTAGAAGATGTTGTCCGTATTTCTTCAACAACATATCCCTCTCCAAAATCTGGAAAATGTGAATTGTCATTTTGCTCTGCAATCCAGTCCATTAACGCCTGAACTTCTGCTAAATCAGTTATATTTTCGTTATCATACCCAGCAACTTTTATAATCGGGTTATTGGATATAGATGTGAATGAAGTGATTGTCATAGAATAGCGTTTTCTTACCGCGCCATCTATGTACGGAGTATTAATATTTATATCATTACTTTGCGTTACAAATTGCTTTGCGGCATCTTTGATATTAGCAAAGTTAAAGTAAAGGGTACTTTGATAAATCGGTTCGCAGGTGAGAAAATAATTTAACATTGCTTGATTTTTATCTGCCATATTCTCACCTACCAATTTGCAGAATGGATTGCATTAAATTTCATAACTCTGCGATTAATTAATTCCTGACAATCTGCTGTAAACTCATCGCCCTCCGCAGCCATCATACGTTTATCCCATTCGGGACCCGCCATTGGATGGACAGAAATATCATAAGTGAGTTCGCGCCCAGTTGGATATTTTGGTTTTCCCGGGGGCGAAAACCATCCTACAATTGTATTCGGGTCGCCGCTTGCGTATCTTGGATAATTCGGACCATATACAATTCCGGTATATTGATAATGTGCATACGGTGCGTTATACGAAACACCAGTTTTTGTTATATTTGCTTTAGATAATCTACCCGTTTTATAAGGAACATATGGTTCGCATCTCCAAGCAAATTGAGTATTTATATCTAACATCAAATCTTCGTTAACCGGAAGTCCGTTTAAGAAGTTTTCCAATGCTTTTAAATTTACTCGTGTTCGTTTATATCCTGATGTGTTCGGGGGCGCCATTTAAGTACCTAATACATAGTAATGCGGGTCTACTCTCCCACTACCAATATTTTCTTGATAATTGGTAATGAGCATACACTCATTCATATCTTTATACTTGGCAAGCACATCGCTGGCTCTATGACCCGCTGTATACTCGTCAATTGCATCGTCTACCTCGTAAAAGACAACTAAATCACCTAAATGTAATGTGAACTTCTTTGCCCGTTCGTCATTGGGCAATTCTATCCACTTACTATAAGTGATATAATTTTCGTCCTCACGAATACGAACTAATTTATTACCTGTTTCAATACTTGTGCCACCGATTATAATTCTGTTATTTGCCCGTTTTACAAAGCAATCGTGAATTACTGTCCGCGTCCAAGTTATTAAATCAGTAAGCGGGTCCTGATACCGATTATATAAAGTTATTGTGTTTTCCCACCATATCGGATAGGCTTTATTGTTTAACTCATTCATCGGGATAAATACCGCGCCATAAAAGTTTTCTATTTCCGTTTAATCCGAACGTTATTCCGCTTAAATTCTTTTCCATAATATCGTTCATTTGTCGGTCTATATTGAACAGCGCATCTTTGGCATTTGCTACATTATATGTAACAGTAACACCATCGTTGCTTTGACCTAATAAACGAACTTCTGGAACAGTATTGCCGTTCGCATCAACAGTTGTTGCCTGCGCAAGCCCTACATAACTATCGTTCGCTACATATAGACTTATCAGGTCATACATCGTCATATGCAAAGCATACAGAAAACGCTCGGATTGTTCGGCTAAATCAAGTTTACGAATTCTATCAAAAGTACGAAAATCAATGGCATTTTCAGCACGGAAAGCATATCTGTTAAAAGTGCTTTCGTCTAAATCGCCGCCTAATTCCATATAATCTTCGTAATTAAGATAATCACTCATCTTCTTTAGCCTTTTTCTTTAACTTCGCAATCTGCGCCTTTAATTTAGAATTGGTTTCTTTTAACTGCTTAATTTCATCCTGTGCCTTTAAGTACGCCTCTTTGATAGAGGCAACATCGTTAAGATAACTTTCCTTAACGATGTTGCCAAACTTATCAATTTGCTTATATCCCTTTGCGAGATACTTATCAACAACAGCGTCCTCAACAGTAAGAATGACATTAGCCCTCTGTACTGTCGCCATTAGTTACTCCTTTAATTAGGTCGTTATAGGGGGTACATACGGAGTGATGTTGAACTGGATGGCATCAGCCTTCTTGTTCAGGATAAATACGTCCTCAAACGCTTCTTCGTAGTAAACATACTTTCCTTCGCTTAAAGCACTCGGTGCGCTTAACTGCGAGAAGGAATAAGTAACGGGCGTGATAACGGCAAGCGGATGAATTAACATCATATTAATCTGTGCCGCAGTGGACGCAATTGCCCAACCACTCGTGAAGTCATACAGAGTTTTCATCAGCGTTGCGGGAACTCCGATAATCTGCACTTCGTCCAGTCTGCTTACTCGTCTGTCAATAGCGTTCGGACCGCTCTCAACATTGATGCTTCTGGAAATGTTCTGTGCGTTCTTTAACATAACCTTGACTTCGTGAGTAACATACAGCAGTCTGCCATTAGCAGGAACTCTTGCATTGTCCATAGCAAGCATTAAACTATCAAACACACCGAGAATATTGGAAGTGCTTAACTCGGTCGTATCGGCAGTCTTACCAACATAAGCGTCGTGACCAGTAGAAGCATCAATGCTCGTAGTCCAATCGTGATAAATCTTGCTGATGGTATAAGCATCCATTTCGGGGAACTTCTGTTCCTCATTGAATACTCTGGTGATGTTAGCGATAGTACCGACCATATTCGTCTGGTCAATATCCATCGGGTGAACTAAAGTGCTCCACTTTCTTTCGTTAGTGAGCGTCTTGGTTTCCCAAGAGTTGGTGAAATTCCTCTGTGCAAATGCGATAGTATCTCTATCGGCATCAACACGACCCGTCGTAGAAATGGAAGGAATTTCAATCGTCTTTGCATTAACCCATCTAAATCTGCCATTGTTCGGAGTGCTATATAAAGCACCGAAATTCAGAACATAGGGGAACATCTGAGATAATGCACGCATATACTCGGTCGCATAATTCAGCGGACCAGTAGCATAGGTACCGTCAAAAGTACCGGTAGTGCCGTTATTGGCAGGTGCTACATAACTCGTAGGCATTTCTTTTCTCCTTATTTTTGTTCAACAGGACGAACGCCAGCAAAATTGAATGCCTTAATAAAAGCATTTTCAGCGGGCGGGTCTCCTGCTCCAGGTGTCGGATTTGTAAATTTAGGTTTATTGTCGGGAGTAGGATTATCTACTACAAACGCATCAGCGTTATCAGTGGAATAAATCTTTACAAAATCATCTGCACCTATAATTGTGTCATTTTCTAATTTGAGGTCTTTTGCAATCATAGCCTGAACAAAATCCCTTTTTGCCGCATTACTTGTGAACTTCTTTGTTCCTGCGTATTCTTTAACTGCAAATTCGTAGGCTTGCTTTGCTAACCTCGTTTGATACTCTTTAATATCAGTATCGTACTTGGTCTGTAAACTATCAAAGTTTGTGGATAATTCTGCAAGTTTAGTTGCATCAGTCCCTGCTTCTTTTAGTTTACTCTTTAAGTCATTTAAGTCGGAATCTCGCTTTGTAATGGTTTCGTTTAAGGTGGAAATCTGCGTATCTCTTGCTTTAAGGTCATCGTCATACTTATGCTTAGATACATATCCGCCCTCCGCTACATCAACAAAGTTTGCTTTTGCAGTTTCCATAGCAGTCTTAAACTGCTCATAAGTAAGGGTGCCGTTTTCGGCTTTGTCAAAAAGGTCTTTCAGTTTCATACATTGTCCTCCAACAATTCTTTATATCCGTCATTTATATATCCGCATTACGGTCTGCGGTGTGAACTGTGCATATCTTTATTGGTTGTTATGCTCAACTATATAATAAACGGTTATTTAAACCCATTTATTTTTTAAATCATCTTCAACACTATTCAAGCGGTCAACCATGTTTTTTATATTCGTTTCTAATACAGGTATTCGCTCTGCGAAGTTATTGTGTTTTCTTACTTCCTCTGTCAAATTTTGTATCTTCGTATCGGTAACCGCTTGCGATGTTTCAATCTTATGTATTAATTCCTTATTATTATTTGAGGTCACTAATATCGTCCCGATAAGTGACGCTCCCGCCGCAATTAAAGCGGTTATAATTGGTACAATCATTTCCTGCATTTTCTTTATATATCATTAGCGGGCTTGGGGCATAATTTGCATTACACCCCATTTCCGCCGGGACTGAAATTAAGACTGAAAGCATTACCTTTCTAATTAAATATTACAGTAATTTGCATAATTTGTAAATACATTTAATTAAATTTATCGGTGTTTATTGGCAATTTACACGCTTTACTGAACGCCTTATAACTATTAACATATTGACTATATTTTGCGAAATACTTGTTCTGTAACGCTTTATTATCAGCGTATTTTGCGATTTTATAGCGTTGTTCGTAATCTTGTATATTGCGCTCGTATGCTCTCTGTAATTGCGTACATTCGTACATCGTATAGTGCTTTCCGTTCGGTGCAGTATATCCTTTTGCGTTCTGCGCAATCATATTGTCCAACTGCTTTTCAGTATATTCTGGAACTGATACGCCGATGATTATACTCATCGTCCAATGCCTACAATTCCATGCTCCTATCGGACGTAATATTGGTGCATAAGTATTTTTCTTAACATCTTGAAATGGCTGTGCGGATTGTAACTTCTCAAATTCCTTAACTAAAAACTGTCTGCCCTGTACAGGTTCGTGGTCTGGCGCAGAATTCAAGTGCGCTGATAATTCAATGCCGTCTGCACCAAATTGACCTGACATAATTGCCTGCATTGCAGTATTTAATTGTTTTGTTTTTTCTATTAATGCGGTCTTTACAAGATTTGTAATCTTGATGCTACGCATTTTACCGCTTTCAGTTGTCTGCACTTTGCGTAATCCGCTCTCTAATAACTGGTCAAGAGTTCTGGACATACCCGCATTATAATCTTGTCCAGTTTGAATTACTTGTGCCGCTTCATTCAATACTGAATGATAGGTACTTGTAATTGACATTGGTGTTTTTATTTGAGATACAGGATTTACACGAATTACAAATACTGGGTCACTTATATATCCTAAATATTCATCATCAATTTCGTCAATTAACAGGAATAATAAATCACATAATTCCTTATTTTTCTTAAATGCAGGATACGGCACATTTCTATAAGTATATAAAACCTCTGCTTCTGTATAAACAGATTGCGCCACCGCAGTCATTACATTTTTAATCCGCTGTAATTGTGTTTTAGATAATTCGGCTAATTCCTTTTGCAGATTAATAATATCTTCTCCGGAAAATAACGCTCTTACCAATGCCATTGCGGCGCTATAAGAAAGCGTACTAATTTGCCTAATTCTAAATGCTAATTTCTGTAAAACTTTAAACTCAAACTGTTCTTGCGCATCAATGATAGGTTTTATTAAATTATCAATTGATTTTTCATTGAGCATTATTCTTGTCCACGCCCTTTATTTTATTCGGTTGATTTTTATTCGGCGTTTCATTATTCATCCCAGTCGTATTACCATTGTTGTTCTCGTGTAACGCCTGACTACTCTGTTCAAGTTCCATATTAGCCATGGCTTGCTTTGCGTTTTCCTCGTCAATCTTCGCAAGTGCTTCCATAGCCTGTCTTTCAGTTTCACCGAAGTACCACATACGATTTTCAACTCTGCTTGCAAGTCCGTTCTGCTGTAATGTGATACGTTTACCTAATTCATCGTCTTTGTCGGTGATTAAACTATCGTCCCACTCAAATGAGATTTCATATTCACCGTCTGGTGTAACATCATATAAGTCGCAATATACATTCATAATGTACACAACATCTTCCAATGTGGTCTGTATTGCTTCTTGAATATGCTCATTTGTTTGGTAACTTCTTTGTTTGAGCATCTTTAATTCAGTAGCGGTTTTGGCTTCAATCGTTACATCACTCAGCGTACCACGAGAAAGCCCTGTTACATCTTCAATACGCATCAAGATGGCATTTAAGCCTTGAATATATTGCGCATCACGAAGAGTTGGTGCAAACGGATTGTAAACATCATCGTTGCCCAAATCTATTTTTCTAAACAATCTCTGCTGTAATTTAGGCAATACTGTATGAACAGTTCCGTCACTTCCTTCAATGAATTTGAGGGCATCTCTATCAACATCAATTGCCATTTCACCGCCTTCATATTCCCAAAGTAAACGAGAATACTGCTCATCAGCATCACGGATTAATTGAACTGCTCTGCTATATCCACTAACGCCTAAAGAACTTGTTGTATCAATCGTATTTGCTTCAGGCATCTTGAAATAGGCGAATAAAGGTCTGTCAACATCTGTAATCGTGGTAGTTGGCTCTAAATCTTTCCACTCATTAACTTCTGTAAGGGGAACTTCCATTCCTAAATCAATGCCGTTTGTGTCGTGAACATTCGCTGTTGTTTTGAACGCTCTATTAATGACTGTTACTACATTATCTACCCATTTATGGTATTCAACACGAGTATAAACAAACTCCTTATCTTTGTGGGTCTGTAAAAATGCCGCTTCTGTTATATCACCATTATTGTCAAAAGAAAGGGGATAGAAAGCATCTGCCTGAATATAATCATATTCAAATGCCCATTCGCCTTTTCTTTGAATTAAATACGGTTTAATGACGAGGCCACCCTTTGCAATACCATATTCAATTTGAGTGCGCAAACGCTTCTTTAACCATTTATAATTTTCGTTTAAGAAATCTGCTCTTTCAGTATTTCCTACCGGCTTGGATTCCTTTACAGTAGGAGTACCAATTTCAGGCTTTATAACTCCAAATTCATCTTGCATAGGCGGTTGATAATTTGGATTTTGCACTTCAACTTCTTCAATTGGCGTTGTAACTTCACTACTGAATTCAAGTAAAGCAGTTCGTGCTTTTTCACTTGCAACAAGCGCAGGAATTCCTAAAGATACGACTCTTGACGGGTCTTCCCAAGTAGGCTCGTGTACCCACGGAGGATTACCCTTATACATATCGCCCCATAATTGAATTGCATTTTCCATTTCTGAAGAAATAACAGGCGAAACATGAAGGGTTTGTTCAAGTGTATTTTTACCAATCATCTTTTGCAATATCTCCTTAATTTTTTGTACTATTGCTGACCACATTTATACTCTCCTGTATAATCGTGCATATATAGAACCTACTGGTGAGGAATTGGGGCTATTACTCTTGCATTACGGGGTAGTCGTTTTCGCTTTCAGCGATAAACAAAACATTGTACCAAGTTACAGTTGCACTTTCCACACTACTGGACGCACCTTGAACTGTACATTCACCAGTATCTGCGTTTTTTAATATTGAATGAATAAGGACGATGGTTGTTTCATAAGGTGACTCCGAGGCATGCACCACGGCAAACGAAGCGTCGTGGATTTCTTTCCAAGTCTTATCTAACGCACCAGTTTGCGGGTCAAAACTTACTACCAGCACACCCCCGCCAGTACCGCCTTCACTTGGCTGTAAAACCCAATCACCAGAAGTTTCACTATATTTGTATTTATTTCCGCTTGTCACATTTTCAAATGCACTACCAGTTACAAAATTACCTTGAGGCGGCGTGGCATCGTTATCACACGCACCTTCTACATATAATAATTTGGTATCATCTTTCTTAACTTTAAATAATCTCTCTTTTAAAATCCGAACTTTACCCGCCATTTTAATCTCCTCTATTCTTTTTTATAATTGACTCCAGTTTCAAATACTGTTGCAAGGTTGCTTTGCAGTACCCAATTTCCGTTCACTTTTTTATATACAGCAGAACATCTTTGCCAAGCACCATTAACTTTAAGATAACAATACTTTTCTTCACCCGAACCGCTGATATAAACATTTATTGTTGCATCGCCATCTACTTCATAAGTATAAGTATAATGGTCTATTTCTGTTGTAGGTATTTCGTATTCTATATAACAAGTTGCGCCGTTTATAGCACCGCCGTAATAGCCCAATCTGCATCGCAATTTTAAATTTGCTACTTGCTCTGGCGTAGGCATTACATCAGCAGTTATCGTTTGATTTGAATTGGATGTTCCTACAGATTTAAAATTCAACTCTTCGGATATATCTGTATTGCCGCTGATTAATTGAGCGCACATATATTCCGATGATTGAGAGGTACTTTCAGCGTGACCATTGACAATTACATATAAATTAGTTACCACTGCATTAGACGGAATAGTAAACGATAAATCATATGTAAATACTGCTATTGTACTGGAACTGCTTGAATAATAGTTAGATGTAGTTTTGGTATTATCTACACCTTTTCCTACCAAGCCTTGAAAGTACGATGCACCTGAACCATTAAACCCGCCGCTTACTAACGCATATGTTCCTAATACTCTATTATCAGTTGATGTTTGCCCAGGAACATAGTGTATAACTAAATCATTAGTTATATCTACACCATTTTTCGTAGCGGTAACTTCATTAGACACATCTGTGGGCGTTATTGTCAGTTCAAACTCGCCACCATCATATGCAGTTGTGCTACCGCTCGGTACAATAGTGCCGTTCCCAGTTAACGATGTTGTAATTGTTCTCGGATTTGGAAGTGTGTAATCTACAAGTATCTCCGCACCATAAACACTTACAACATCTGCCGTGGTTGACACGGCTCTCCTCAAAGGAATACGGATACCGAAGTTCGCTCCGTATCCTTTTAAGGTATTCCACGTCATCGTCCCATTACTAAACGTGAATGTGGTAGTAGTCGTTGTCAATACGCCTGACGCATATGTGTCCGAAATCGCCGTCGTGTTGTTATACAACGACATATAAAAGTTCGTTGATGTGCTTGTGGTGTGCCCTGTCGCACTTGCTTTTATCTTTACCGTGAACGAGTTCACCGTAGCATTGCTCGGCACATCGTTGAAATTGAAACCACGCAGATATCCATAATATGAGTTACTCGTACTTGACCTGTTATGCTTAAACGTACCGTACGTAGTGCTGTCGGTGTTCGTATACATATTCTCCGCATCTGTGATAGTCGCATACGATGCGTTACTTACTGCACTTGTACTTGGAATTAATCTTATAGTAGCCATTATAACTTTAGATACACATCGCCATTAACGCCAAGCGAAGATGATGGAGTAGTGCTTCCTGTATAGATTGTTGAAAATGTCAAACTGCCTTGTGTTTTTACCCCCGCGGCAGTATAGAAATAGGTACCATTTTCTACTCCAGCCGCAGTTGCAGTTGTGTCGGTCACATCAGTAAAAGATGCTGTTCCGCCCCCTGTTTTTGGAAGTGTTACTGCTGGCACAGCAGAGTAGGAGGCCCCCCATATGGTAATATTCTGTGCCATCTTTTACCTCCTAACTAATAGAAAGAACCTTAGTCGTGCTATCCTGTGAGATTACGGGAATTTTTGCTGTTCCAGCCACTCCGAAAATACTCTTTCCAGATACTATATTAGATGCGACTAAATTAGCATCTCCACTTATTGTTTGTGTACCCGTTAAATATGTTCCGCTTGAAATCGTTTGATTAGAAGTTCCTGGAGTTATCGTTGCTGCCGCTTTAGTAGTAACACTTGCAGTTAATGATACAGAAGAATTACCTGCTGTTCCACTTGCTACATAACCTGCAGTTACACTCGGAGTAACACTTACAGTTTTAGAAAGCGTTAATGTATTTGTACCAGTTGATACACTTGCACTTGTCGCACTAATAGTAGCAGGTGCAGTTGCGCTACCTGCATTTACAGATTTGGTTGCTTGTTCAGCATAATTTCCGGCTGGGACTGTAACTGTTGCGCCGCTTGCAGTTAAATCGCTTGAAGACTTGCTCGGTATAGAGCCAGTTATTTTAGTTCCGTTTGCATATGAAGTAACCCCGTCTAACATCTGCCCGCCGCTCGTAAGGGTTGCATCACTCGTATCTACGAATACGGCATTACCAGAAGAACCAGAACGAGGAATTGTTACCGACGGCACATCTTGGTACACAACATCTCTAATTACTACATTTTCCGCCATTTATTTTCTCCTACGATACTGTTAAAGTTGACCCGTCCCAAGTGATAAGACCATAGTTGGAAGGGATTGGATTTATTGTTATATTTTCTTTCGCTACTTTTCCTTCAATTGGAATAAGTTGTGTTTGTTCAGTTGGAGTAAACTCATATTCTCCCGCATAAGATTGAGGCGCACCTGTTTTTATATCTCCCGATAAAGACACTTGTTCGGTGACGAATTCCCCATTTATTTTATTTGTAGTTGTACTTATGTCGCCACCTAATATAATCATTAGATTACCTCATTACTCAAAGTTTTTCCTATCGGCATATATTTAATATTAGACGATATTACTTTTACGCCTAATTTAAACCTTACTTGATATTCTGTTTTCTGCGTTAATTTGAATGAATCCTCTTGGTCTACGAATATAGTATATTTTTCTTGTTCATTATCCCACACTATATCGCCGTCAGTTAACGTATATCTATTTTCGCCTATATAAACTTCAATTTCATCACATTGACCTTCTGTTATAGGCTCTCCGTTAATAGTATACGCAAGAGAAACATCAATGGTATCTCCACGATTTTTACTCATTAATTTCCTCCTCGGGTTCTTCGGGTTCCTTGGTGTATCTTTCGCTTGCGTAAACTGCGCCGTACTCATCAATCACCATAACGAGTTCAGCGAGGCAGGAAGCGGATTTCATCTGCGAGCCGAGTTTGGAGTGGAAGTTCGCTTTCGCTTCGTTGAGCGTGTCATACTGGTATACGGCCTTGCTGACCTTATCAGTTGTAGTTACTTCTAAGAGGTAGAACATTGTTTATCCTTTCTGCCGTAAAGGCTTGTTATCGGTCAACCCCCGAATGGTACGCCCGTAGGCGGTCGGGGGTCTGTATCAACTATAGGTCTGAGGAAAAATCAATGTATGCGTTGGCGGGGACGCCGCATCGGTACATACCGCTTGAAAACGCTCCCGTTGCCGTGAGTGTGAGGGTAATGAAGCCTGTTTCTGGCAAGAACGAATATACCGCTGTATTGGAGACGGTCGTGGACATAGAAGACTGCCCTACAATCAAAGTGGATACGGGCAATACCGTTACAGACCCACGCTTCGGGTGGATTTTGAAGTGCGGATACATTGTGTTGTACCCATCGTTATATCCCCAACCGAGGGTCATCGCCTGTCCGCTTGTCTTGATGCGCTCAAAGTAGTATTGGCACTTGTCAAGTTCTTCCGCATAGTTAGGCGGGGTATCGTTGATGAGGGTGGAGTATGAGCCAAGTTCCAGTTTGACCGCACGGATGGTTTCCGATGTGCCGCCATTTAATGCGGTGATGCGGAAACCATAATTACTCATAAGTTGGATTCGTGTGTTCCCATAAGTTAAAGCAATTGGGCTCCCACTCCAATTAAGAGATTGAATAGTTGCGCTACGAACATCGCCGCCTGCTGTCAAATAAGAACAAGTTACTGTTTTCCCTGTTAGTTGAGTTGCCAATGAAGCGGGAATGTTTTGTTGCATCAATGCGTATGTTCCACTTGCCGCTGAAAGCGTTAAGCCATTAGCCCCAATAGACCAAGTGCCAAGAGCGTTCCCGTATGATGTGAACCATCTGTCTACCGTATAAGCGGCGTGAGTAGTCTGCCCACTTGTTACTCCCCGCTGATTTATGACTTCCTCACTACCGAACCACGGATTATCAAGCAAATTTGGATTGGTTCGTCCGTAACCTGAATTAGCATATGGGTCATCAGGGTCTGCCGCAGAAGAAATAGCACGAGTAAGATTTATTCCGTGACTTTCTACCATATCCCACTTTAAAGTGGATTCTTCGCCCAACTCAAGTTTAACTGCCTCAATTCTTAATGTTGAATTATATGTATTTTCTATAACTGCCCGATTATCTGCTGTTATTTTTAATCTTATGCGCCCGCTTGAGTCTTCATAAAATATTTGTTCAGTATTGGAAGTACGACGTATTGTTCCAGAAAAAATTGACCCGCCTTCCCTAACTGACATAGTAAGATAGCCCTTATACCCGGAATATCCACTAAAAGTTATACGATTTAAAACTGCTGGGTCAAGTGCTTGACTAATATTTACATATCCTGCGGCGGTGAAAGTGCTTTGTATTTCTAACCAAGAACCACGAAGTGTTATTACTGCCTCGCCACTTCTATCAGTATCGGCTTTCCAACGACTAAATAACGGCATATTTGGAGTAACAGATGCCGAACTAAATCCATTTTCATTTATTGTTTCTAATCCAAACCAAGCATTATCTAATAAATTGGAATTAGTTGTTATTGCACCTATATTTTTTCTGGCTTGTAATTTGTATGTATCAGAAAGTCCTTGGTCTTGCCCATAAGAAACAAACTGCCCGCCGACAATCGCTTCTGCTCTATCTGCGGCATCATTTGCATTTTGTGCGGCAGCATTAGCATCGTTCAAGGCATTAACAGCAGTTATAGAATAAAATGCCGCATTTTGTTTACTATTATATGCCGCAGTAGCACTATTCTGTGCTTGTTGTGCATACTGTTGTGCCTGAGAAGCGGCGACTTCATCTTCCGATGCAACTACATCATAAGTTACGCCACCAACTCTTATTTGTCTTATTTCTGCCATATATTAGTCCTCTTCTTCAAAGATTAATATTCTATCTTCACTTACATATGCACCTGCATTAATTATTAATATAGTACCTTCTATTTCGTATCTCATAGTTTATTCTCCTCTATTACCGTTTTCTGGCTTGTTTATTCTTGGCTTCATATATAGAACCTACTGGCGAGGAATGGGCTATTCGGTGTAAGTCGGATAGCCACTTGAACTATTTGTTGCATAAACGACATCAGCATTATCGCCAAAGTCTCTAATGATAACAACATAATTACCATGAATATTTGAAATTCCAACCAAATAGGCGCGATAACGTCCTTCTTCCTCGCTATTGTAATCAGCCACAATAATAGAGCCGTTATCAAACGCATCTGCTATTTCTTGCCAAGTCTTGTCAAATGTTCCGTCATTGTCGTGTAATATCAGCACACCCCCGCCAGTACCGCCGCCACCGCCGCCTGCTTCATAGTTGTCAGCAATACGCTCAAGAGATTTCTCCACAGAGTTATTTGGATTTTTATATTCTGGAGATACATTAGATGCACCATCAGCATCTATTTTATTGGCTAATTTAACTAAAGATGAATTTATAGACATTTTTTTATTTCTCCTTTTTATAGAACTTACCTGCTAAAAATGGTGCTAAGCATTTCTCATTGCTGGGTATCCATTTTCTGTATTTGTAATATACATATTATTTGCTACTTTAACTCCATACATGGTATTGTTGTCGGTAGCAATAGAAGTTGCGACGGTTAAGATGTCACTCCCATATTCGTTTGTAGCAATCAAACAAAGTTTGCCGCTATTAATAGCGTCATAGATTTCTCTCCAGGTCTTATCAAGTGTTTCGTTTACATCATTAATACGAAGCACACCTCCACCAGTACCTCCTCCGGAACTACTATAATTATCAGCAATTCTTTCCAATGATTTTTCAATGCTGTTATTCGGGTTTTTATATTCTGGTGCTACACTTGATTTATTATCTGCGTCTATCTTATCCGCAAGTTTTACTAAAGAAGAATTTATGGACATAATACTACTCCTATCTAATTACCTTACCTCTAATTAAATTATATACGATGCTGTAAAAATTTGCTACTTCTTTTTCTTTTTACTGGTCGCTTCGTTTACTTTTTTCGCCGCCGCTTGTACTTGAGAAGGAGTTAGAGAATTAATATTCTGTGCATTGATTTGGGTTATAGAATTAAATTTTGCCGCAGAAATAACATTCTTTAATTTTGTTTTATCAAATCCTTCTGCATCTTTTGCCTGATGATACGCTTCGGACTTATCATAGAAATCGTATTCTCTAATTGCCCAAGTACCGTCACTTGCCTGTGCTATAACAACGAAGTGCGTTGTTTTTCTTTTTCCACCAAATTTACCGCCTCTATATTGACTACCGCCCATTTAATATCCTCCTATAATGCTACCTTTGAAGTTACATATCTTTTATAAACTATATTTCCTGCTAAATTAGCAGATAAATCCTTGCCGTAAAGAAGTATCGTATCAGGTTCTAATAACTCAAGTATCTTATCCCATATACTGTACAAGCCTTTATAATTCGCCCAACGACCTTCGCCCATTGTGCTTATTGCTATTGTACTATGTTTTGGTATCCCAGCACAATACATATCCAAGTCTTTCTCAAATGACCCAAAAGTTATTGCAGGAATCACTTTAAGGCCCATCTCTTGCCAAAATCTTCCGCACCAACGATTTCTATATACATTATATACCTGTAATGCGTAGGGCATATCAATGTAAGTTGAAAAAGTCGGCGTTAAGCAAAAAGAAAATTTTTTCAATACCTCGCTGTATCTTATTGGTCGTTGCCATATTCTTTCAAACTGATAATCGTGAATGAAGAAATGAACTCCTTTACCTGCCGGGCTTTTATCTGTCAGCGCAAAATTAAAGCCTTGCAGAGGAATATCTTTAAGATTATCAATACTGACAGGCAACATAGTAGGTATGCCCCACTTGTTATCGCTGTCATACTGCGCATAACCAAGATTGCAGATATTCTGTTCTAAAAACCTTGTTTCGTCTTCGTACATTAGTTTCCTCTTCTCTTCCAATAGACTTCAAGGGCATACCTTGTAGCATCTATGCTATGATTGTCCATATCTGGATATGCGCTTATAAAATTACCATCTCTGTCTTGCTCATATTCGTAATTAATAAACTCCCTATAAGTTTCGGGGCATCTTCTCTTGTCTATATAGATATTGCGAAGACCTTGTAGCCACTTGATGCCGTATCTTACGCTGTCGGGCCCTTTTTCTGCGCCACGAATAAATGCGCCATACGCTTTAAAGTCCATAATAGATTTTTCTTCTGCGCTGTCTGCCGTTACAAGTTGGTCGTTATCTACCTTTTTCAGTTCTTTGTAAAGTTTGTTATAAGCGTCCTCATTTCTCGTTCTGTATGTTGTCCACTCATCGTAGATATATAAGTCCAACTTTTTCTTGTCAAAGTGCATCTTGACAAATCTAAACGGGTCTTTTGCAAAACCCCAGTCAATTCCGCAGTAGATATGGTCAAATGTCTTATACATCGGTACTGTATCAATGACATTGCCATACCTGTCATAGACATTTGTAAGTTTTGACATATCCAAATCTTTAGCGTTAGGAAATACATCTCCGCCAGTGCCTATTGCTATGCCTAAATATTCGTGTTCGTAAGCACTCGGATTTATGTCCTTTAAATCAAGTGCTTCTTCAATGAACTGCTCACCAAGCCAAGTAACAGGAACATCTTTATAAGTGTTTCTTATGACTAAAGTATTCGCTCTGCTCTCTGCTATGTCGGCATACTCATTAGCCCAATTGTTTTTAGAGATAGGCGGGTTAAAAGTACGAAAGTCCCAAAACTTGTCGCCGCCACGCATCGTTGACTGCGTAGTTTTACGAAGTTCCCTCTCCCCTGCAAACTGGTCAAGTTCTTCAAACCAAGTAATGCCTATATAGCCAAACTCAGGTTTGATAGATTTTACTTTGTCTGCATTATCAAGACCTAAAAAGTAAATCTTCTGCTTTGTCGGTTTATAGATGATAGGGTTACTGTATATTTTAGGTATCGTAAACAAGTCTTCAACGCCCAACTGATAGATGCCCCAAACTATCTGCGAATAGATACTGTTCTGTATCGTATTGCCTACTTTTCTAAAACAAGCGGCGTGTACTTTGGGGTTTATCATTATCAACAGCGGGACAGTAATGCCTACAAAAGAAGACTTCGTAGAACCACGACCCCCTGCTAAAACATAGTGAACGTGTTTATGATTTAAAACATCGTCTAAAACATCATAATACATCGGTATGATGCAATCGCTCAATTTAATATCTATCGCCATAAAAACCTCCGGGT